GAGACAAAACCCAAAATAAGCTAGACTACTATAATAACCTACCTAGAAAAGCAAAAAGAGCAATTAACAGAGCAAACAAAAGTTAAGAAAAATGTATATACCCTTAGAAGCATCAAGATTCAAAGAGCAAAACGCCATAGGAAAAGGAAAGCCGACAAGAAAACAAGTTAGCCGTGGAGTTCCTAAAGAAGATTATGAAGAGTTACCTATGTACATCGACAGAAACCACACAGTAACCAACTGGTATTGCCCAAGTTTGCTGGCTAGATTTTACTTTCTTTTTACAGGAAAAATGTGGATGCGCGTAGATGGTAAGCAGCCTGCCGCAGCTTTAGGGATTGGGAACATATTTAAAGTTACTGGTTAGCCTATGTACGTAAAAGCGCAAACATGGGTAACAGTTAACCCAGAGCACAGCCCTAACGGTATTCAAGACGCCCAACTTAATATGATAATGAACAATGACACAGGGGAATCTAAAATATTGGCCGACATATACGTGGAAACCGAAACCCTTTATTCGCTAACAGCTACATCTGACTTTATTATGCTGGCAGACAACGAAGGGTCAGTTGTTCATGTTTTTAAGTATGACGATAAAGTGCTAAGTGACTTCTTGGAGTCTTGGAAAAGCAACCACTATTCGTCCGCTACTAAAATTTCTACGTTCTTCTTATTGGGTTTCTTTTTTTTCGTCCTAGGTTCTTTATTAGTTAAATTACTTTTTTAATAAAATTACATTGACTTTTAATCCATTATTACTATCAACACTCAAAGCGAGCTTACATTGCGTAGGTTCGCTTTTATTATTTTTGCTATATGCCTAAGTTGAGAAACAAGAAATATAAAACAGACGAGAGCAGAATAACTAAAACAGTTAGCTCCGATGCGGAAGAATTAATAAACGACTTTCCAGATGACTTCTCTAGTGATATGTCGGGAGAATTTGCTTTTGACCCCCATGATTTAACTGATAAGATAATGAAGTTTGGGGCCATGCTTACGGGCATAGACTTGTATGACTACCAATATGCCCCAGCGTACCGAGTGATTTACTCAGTCATTACCTTAGAAGGAGCATCTATTACGTTGCTCACGTCAAGACAGTGTGTAAAGAAGGGCTCAGTTATTCATAACAGAGATGGCTCTTTGTGCGCCATTGAAAACCACCCCAACGCTTGGCTAACCGCAAAGAACAGACCCGTTAAGAAGTACACATCTTATCTTGGGCACGAAGTGTTCCTAACTAATAACCACCCAGTGCACACTAGGGATGGTTGGAAAAAAGCAGAAGACTTAAAAATTGGCGAAGAAATAGCTTGTCTAGTCAAGTGGGATAAGTTCCCAGAAAAGACCACAGTAGACCAGAGAGACACTAACATTGATTTCCCCTCAATGGTGTCAAAGCTTAGCAGAAAAGACTGCATAGACCTTCTAAATAACCTCTACAAGAAAGATTCTTTCTTTGCTCCCGACCGAACAGTAGCAGAAACTATCCAGCAAGTCCTAAATAAATTTGGTTTCCCGTCCTTCATAGATAAATCAGTAATAGATAAGCTCGGTAATACTGGTTTTTATGTAAAGTTTCCTGCGGACTTTATGAATAAGACTTTTGAAAAATTCCTACGCACCGGAGTTTGTCCTACTGTCCCCGAATACGACTTTATGGGAGAAGACGGAGAGCAATATAAATTTGCCCCGCTTTTGAATATAACTTTTGATGGTTTCTATGACGTTTATGACGTAGAAGTTCCAGAGAAACATTGGTTCACTTGTGGGGGCATAAAGCTGCATAATTGTGGCAAGTCAGAGGTTGTGGCTTTCGTAGTAGCTACTCTGATGGTTATACTCCCTAAGTTAGCCGACATTTTTGAAGACGATTTAGGTCAATTTAGTACTGGTTTTAAATCTGGTTTATTCGCCCCTCAATCAGAGCAAGTGGATAACGTTTATGGAAGAACAAAGTCTCGTATAGGTTCGCACAACGCTGCTATGGTTATGTCCGATGAAGACATAGACACGGGAATCATATCCTTAGCCCGACTCAAACTAACTAATGACTCTATCTGCTCCGCCCAAACAGCTTCAAAACAATCTAAAATTGAGGGTAAGACGTTAGACTTAGCTGTTATTGATGAAACCCAAGAAATAGACTCACTTATCGCGCAGAAAAGTATTGAACCAATGGTTTCAGCAACAGGGGGAACCATACTTAGGTGTGGAACTACTGGAACAAGTAAGAATCATTTTTACGAAGAGATACAATTTAATAAAAAAGCAGACCGAGCAGTCGATGATAAAAGACTAAAAACACACTACGAATACGATTACAAATCCATAATAGCATCTAGGAAAAAGCAGTACGAGGTTGATGGTAAAAAGTACCACCTACTTTACCAAAAAGATGTTATGAAAAAGTACCACCGTTGGGGTAAAGATTCAGACGCATTTAAACTTTCATACGCACTGGTATGGACTTTCGAGACGGGCATGTTTTGTACAGAGAAAAAATTTGAAGCCCTTTTAAATAAGAAACTCAAAACAGAATCAGACCCACAGGAAGTAGTGCCTATCAGCAAATTTATTTTGCCTGACGGACAAGAAACACACATAGTTTTTGGTATAGACTGGGCAAAAGAAAACAACTCTACTGTCCTAACAATAGTAGAAGTTTACCCAAGCAACGAGCTACATGAGTCTGTGGAAGATTATGAAGCAGATAAGCCAAATAAAAGGCTACTTAATTGGTATGAATTCCCTAGCACTAGTTACGAAGACCAACACATAGCTATTATGGACTTAATTGATTTGTGGATGCCTACTTACGTTGTTTGTGATTCTACGGGTGTTGGTAATGCGCCAACAGAAAGACTTATGTTCAACGCTCCCCCAGAAACCCAAGTAGTACCTTATGTGTTTTCAAGAACTTCTAAGTCAGATATGTGGCAATCCTTAGAAGAAGACATGCAAAAAGACCGTATTGTTGTGCCAGCTTACAAATCCGTAAGAGATTCTGAGGAGTACAAAAATTTTGAAAAGCAGCTTACTTCGGCCGTAAGATTTTACGTTGGTGGTTTACTAGTTGTTCAAAAGGGGCCACACAGTTTTGATGATTATTTAGATTCTTTGGGTTTAGCCACTCTTGGCGCCAATATGGACATACTCGTAGAAGACTATGTAGAGCAAGAAGAACACAACCCTTTTTATCCAGGCGCAGGAATGATGGAATCCATAAGACAGAATAGTTACAATTAACTAATTTTACAAAAAAATAAAAGATGAGTGTAAGCACTAACGATACTTGGGGTACTTCTAGGGGAACGACTAGCAGAGAGTCTGGCAACTTCAACACTAGAGTTATGGGTCTTGGAGATTCCCAACTCAGAGATTTTGTTTCTCAAAACATAGTATCTACTGCTAATCAGTCTGTAATGGACAGGATTACGAAGTATGCTTTGTTTTTCAACTTTTATAGTGGTAAGCATTGGAAAGATTGGAATGAGACTTTCTTAACCTTTAATTACATAAAAGCCTTTATAGATAAAGTTATCTTCTTCATAGTGGGCAAAGAGTCTATAAGCTTTCAAGTTAGGAGCCTGTCAGAGGACAGCATACTAAGGAAAATTGTCGAAGACTCTTCTGAAGAGGGGCCTAGTAAACACAGCGCAGAAGAAATAAGGTTGTCCAAAGTTGCCGAAAACGCTGAGAGATTCATCATGCGTAACTGGAATCTAAACAAAAGAAAGATACTTGTTCAAGAAATCCTACAAATGGGCAGCGTTTGCGGAGATTGTTACGTTTCCCTAGCTTATGACTCAGAAAATAAATTTGTCAGGTATAATTTAATTGACAGTCGTTTTGGTATTCCGTATTTCGATAAAGACACTAGAGACGGAGACATGTCTAGGTTTGAAATCAGAGTCCCTTTACCCAAGAATGATAGCAACTACGTTTTAAAGGTTTACTCTTACGACAAAGAGAACATAAAAACTTGGTATCAGAAAAACGTTAAAGAGGGGGGAGATAAAGAAGATATAGAATCGTCTAAGAATCCTTATGGGTTCATCCCAATAATCCACATACGCAACAGGCCTAACCTTGGTCAGTATTTTTCTGTTTCCGATGTTGAAGGTATTTTGCCGCTGAACAAAATCTACAACGAGATGAATCAGCAGTTAAAAACCATCATAGATTACCACTCCGCACCTACAACCGTTATAACCGGGGCCAATGCTAAAGCACTAAAACGTGGTGTCGGAAATATATGGTCTGGTCTCCCAGTAGATGCCAACGTATTCAACTTGACCCTTGACAGCGATTTGGGGGCAGCTATGCAGTTTACTGAAAGAATAAAAACGTCAATGCACGAATTTTCTGACGTTCCAGAAAACACTCTTGGGCAATTGCAACCAATATCTAACACTTCTGGTGCTGCTTTAGAACTGACGTATCAGCCGCTTTTACAGCAGGCGGACACGAAAAAGACTATGTATGGTGATGGTTTTACAGAGATAAATAAGATGACCATAAGCATGCTCAATATTCGTGAGTTTAAAGGTTTAAAAACCTTTGACGATTTGCCAAAAGACTTCAACGAAGAATACAGAATAGAACCTACCTTTACTTATGGTTTTCCTAAAGATAGAGCATCCGAATTAGGTATGGCTCAACAAGAGATAAACATGGGCATAGGCTCTCGTAGAGAGTGGATGGAAAAATTAGGAAAGAACAATGTTACATCTCTTTTGAGAGAAATCGAAGAAGAAAAAAAAGCTCTTAAAGAAGACCAAGAATCTGATAAAAGCTCCAAGACCGAAGACCCCACAGACAACGGCAAAGGAAACCCTAAAGTTAATAATGGGGGCGACACAGTAAAGACCGATAAAAAAGAAGAAGAGACCGTTGAAGAATAAAAGTAATTGTTAATTTTTTTGTATTTTAAATTTTAGCAGTAATTTTACAATCCGTAATAGTTTAACTTAAAACACCTGAGATTATGAATCCAGAAAGTTTGCATGAAAAGAATAAAGGAACAGACAGCCGCACAGATGCGCAGTTTGTTAACCCAGGTACATCGCCTAGCAGCTTTGTAAAAATGGAAGAGCGTAAGCACGCTAAAATTAGTAATGCCAATTCAGCCGCTTTGGTTGAAAAAGCAAGCAACCCGAATAACGTATAATTTGGGCCGAGTTTAGGTAATACACCGCCAATTATAATCACCACTTTAATTATACATCTTAAATAAATTTTCAATGGCAAAATTGAACCTAGAAATTGACGGAAAAAATGTTAGTATTGAAACTAATGATTTTCCAGAAATAGCTTCTGAAGTTAGAGACGAGCTTCGCTCAGAAATAGAATCAGAAGTTTCAGAGCAACACACTAACCAGATTCGAGAGGAAAAGAAAAACCTCTACAATCAAATTAACACGCTCAAAACAAAAAACAGTTCTTTGGCTAACCAAGTCGCACGATTAAGTACGCAACAACCTCAGAATCCCAGCGCTGTGGAATCACAGCAAGCAAATGACGCTACTGCTAATGATGGACAAGGTGTGCAAGCAAACAACAATGCTGCTAAACCCAACACCCCAAACCAAAATGGCAACGCAAATACGCAACACGTGGACAATTCTGAACTTGTAAACGCGATTATGAATGCGGTTAATGACAGATTGGCTCCAATTGTCGATATGCAAATGAATACCGCTAAGCAGGCTATTGCTAAGCAGTATGGTGGGCAAGTTATCGAGGAGCTTATTTCTGGCAGCACAGAAGAAGAACTTAAAGCTTCTTATGCGAAAGCGCACGAAGCTTGGAAAAAGTACAACCCTACTGGTGTGAGCACTCCTAATGGAGCAGCGCCCAACAACGGTTCATCTAATCCGCAGCCCAACTCTACTCCCCAGCCTAACGCTGGACAAAATAACAACGGGCAAGACAACAACGTTAGTCCTGTGCACCAAGCCCAGATTAACGCTCAGCATCAAGCTCAATCGTCTCCGAATACTGTTAGACAGTTTACGGTTGAAGATATTGAGAATGGCGCAAGAAATTCTGGTGGGGCAAATCAACTATCCGACAACGGTGGTAGTTCTGACCCAACAGTACGCGTTAGCCCAGACGCGAACAATGGCCAAGCATCTAACGCTCCCACAAAGAGCCCAAAAGACATGAACCACGAAGAGTACGCAACTTATCGTGAATCTTTGTTGAAAAGTGCTAAACCAACTTTTAAAGGATAGTTAAATAGTCTTCACTAACCGATAGTTTAACTTTATTTACAAGAAAAATGACTTTTATTATTTCATTTGTTATGCTAGTCTTCTCGGCCTTTTTTGGCTTCGCAGCAGACAGCACTTCTTCTGCCAGTACTTCTGGTGGTGGATATGTTACATTAGACCCCGCAGTTCGAGATTTGTATTCCCGTGAAATTCTTTTTGAAGCTCAACCTCGACAAAAGTTTGTGCAGTTCGCCAAGAAAAAAGTAGACTTTCAAGCCGTAAAGGGTAAGTCGATAATCTTTACCAAGTATAACAACTTGACTGGTGGCTCAGAACTTACTGAAGGAACAGACTTAGAAAAGACAAATCTATCAGCTAGTGAGATTACCATTACCGTAAAGGAGCAAGGTAAAGCAATCCAAGTTACTGAGTTTTTACTACAGACGTCTTTTCAAGACATTATGGGTGAATCTTCTCGTATTTTGGCGAACCACTTAGCAACTTCCGTAGACACTTTATTGCGCAATGCCGCACTAGAAACTACCAATATTCTATTTGGTGATGGTTCTTTGGCCGATGCTACCGCTTATAACGGAGCAGATGGAAACGCTACTGCCAAGTTCAACACTGCAACAGTTAAGACCTTGGTTGAGCGATTAGCGAGCAACAACTCTCCGCGTTTTGAAGGAGACTACTTTGTTTGTTTCGCTACTCCATCTCAATTGCGTTCTTTACGTGATGACAACAATTGGATTGAAGCCAATAAATACAACGGTCGTAGACAGTTATATGTTGGTGAAGCTGGTATGTACGAGGGTATGATTTTTATCGAAACCACAAACATGCCTATATACGCTACCGCTGCCGAAGCTGTAACAGCAGGATATACCGGAGTTACTAATGACGATAACCACGAAGCCGTTGCATTTGGTGAAAATGCTTATGCTTGGGGTGTTGCCGTTGAAGCAGAGCTTCGTGACGATGGTGTTCAAGATTTTGGCCGTAAGCATGGACTTGCATGGTACGGTATCTGGGGTGCTGGAATACTAGAAGACCGCAATGTTTTCAAAGTAATTACCCAACACGCCTAAGTTTTTCATTGGGGGGACTAAAATCCCCCCTTATTTTTCATTTAAAATTACCCAAAAATGCCTGAGAAGAAAACTCAAACAGCAGCAGAAAAAGCAGCAGCAGAAAAAGCAGCAGCAGAAAAAGCAGCAGCAGAAAAAGCAGCAGAAGTTACACCAGTTGTAGCCGAAGTTAAAAAAGACAGCGCAAAAGAAGAGACCGTAAAGGTTAAAGCTGTTAAGACTTGGACTAGCAACTATGGTAACAAAGACTACAACATTGTAGCTGGAAAGACCTACGAATTGCCTAAAACATTAGCTTCTATGCTTTCAAAAGTTGGCAAGGTTATAATCTAAAAACAAAGAAACGCTATGGCTGACATAACATTTGAGAATGTGGTTAGGGGTATAAGAGAAATCACCTTAGACCAATTCCCACAACCGGCTTACTTAATACAGAAAAAGCCATCAAACTCAGAAAATGTTGGCCTAAGAGTTACTGATTCAAAAGTAAGTTTGGTTAAGGAGTCTAAGATAGATTCTTTATCCAAACTTCTTATTGATGGTACTACCTTCCCGAACTTTAACCCCGACCGTTTAGAATACGAAGTCTTTATAGATTTCAAAAGACCAGGGAAAATATCATATAGAAAGACGTTAGACGACATAGAGGTGGTTGAGGCCGAAAATGTTGTAAACAGTTTAAAATCTATTGTGACGTTAGTAACCACAAGTTCGGATGAATCAAACAATAGAACGTACACAATAACAGTCAACAGAAGAAACGATAAGCAGCTTTTATCCTTAACAGTTAAAAGGGTAAGCTGTCCTTATTTTGACAGCCAACCTGTAACCGATGCCGATTTTACCAACGCATCTAACATTTATGTTCCCGAAGATTTTGAGTTACCTGTAAGTACTTCAGAAGTAAGGGTGGTTCTTCAAGACCCATCACTTCAACCTACCACTTCCATCAATACTATTTCTGGCATTTCCCTGACAACAGCAGTATCGGGCGTTCAAAGAATTTACACGTTTGAAAAGAACGAATGTCCACTGATAAAAGAGTTGTTTATTAATGGTGAATTTGTTGAGGGGTTTTTCCCTTACAAGACACAATATGACGTAGAAATTCCTGCCGATTTTTCTGGCGACATAACCGCTAGTTTTTTACCATTTATCGACTTTGACGACAGGCATACTTACGAGCAATCAGTTAGCACAGTTGTCCAACCACACGTATTTACTATTAGTGTTAAGAGTAAAGATACTGGCAACGTTATCGGTTATTACAATTTTAACATAACCTACAAAGACCCTACATACCCAATAGAATTAGAGGATTTTGAGACTAAAAGCTTTCCTTTTTCTGATGCTATTGACATTATAGATTTGGGCACAAAGATGAAGTCTAACAACAACAATCTATTTGACTTAGATTTCTGGCCTACACTAATAACCTCAGACCCCCCAACAACTCTAGTCGAGACGTATTTAGCCAACCTAAAAGACGATGAGCCTGCCGCCATATACCGCAAGAGTTTTTTTGATGACGACCATTATAGAAACCTTTTAGAAAGATATTTCCAATACTACTATTCTAGGGGGTTTAGATTATCAGAAAGCATTGAAGTTAACATCATGGGATTACCCGAAAAAATGGTTGACCACATGATGCTTTGGGTTTCTTTCTATGCAGTAGAAGATAGAAGAGCTTATGAAATGGCCGGTCAAGGTCTCATGGGTGGAGCCGATAACTTAGATTTATCTACTGGGTTTTCTTCCTTAATTGGTGGAAACAACAGCCTAACAAGCGAGTTAGAAGTTCAAATTGGCTCCGTATTCACTATGAGAGAAAAGCCGGGTGGCGCAGGAGACTCAAGAGACAACAAAGTTGGGCAAGTTGGGGCAGATAATGTTCTTGGCGATGACGCTAATTTTTGGTATCGCTTACAGGGCCATATCAGAAAAAGATTTGAAGACATTTACAGAGATTATGCACTCCGCTCTAATCAAGTTCTTGAGGGTGTGGAAGAGCTAGACCCAGCCACTCAAATGAATTACATGGCCTTCTTCGATTCTTACCCATATCAATTATCTCCATACAGTAGGGGTATTTTTGGTGGCGGAAGAAGTATATCCGACAGTTCGTCTTCTTATTCATCTGGTGGAATAATATAATATGTCTTTAACGTACCACAGACTTACTAAAAGAAAATTCTACGATGTTAGAAACAGATTTCACAGACAAGTAACCGTTAACCCACTTACTTGTGAAGTCTACTCTTTGTACGCCTTAGAACAAGATTGTGAAGATGGGTACGAAAAAGCCGTTGGTTCTTTACATGAGTACAAGAAGAAAGAAACACTCAATTGCCTTTTTGACTTGGAAGCCATTGGAAAAAGCAGAACTAGGTTTGGTATCAGAGAAGATACCGAAGCTGTTATATATATATCCCCAGTACAACTGTTCAAAAAGTTTGGTTTCAAGAAATTCCCCGACACCAATACTGTAATAATAACTTACCTTGGAGAAGAATATGTAATTTCTTTTGCCAGATACTTAGAAGAGATGTTTGGAGACTGTGTTGCTATTCAGCTTCAATTAAAGACTTCAAAAAGAGGTGGCGGATAAAAGAACTAGATACGCTGCAAAAAGCGTAGAAAATCGACTAACTAGACAATACAGAGGTCTTGGCTCCGCATTATTATCGAGAGTTCAGACTGGCATTGGTATGACAGACCCAGACAGGGGAATATCCCTTAATCTACTTACCAAATCTGGAAAACTAGACCAACGTAAATTCAAGAGAACAACTAAAAGAGTTGGCGGAGAAGAACAGTTGCGCATAGATAATTCTATTATGGATGATTACGAGAGATTTACAGAAGAAGTAAAACTCTTAGAAGCTAGTTTTTCTCGCTCTTTATACACTAAAATAAGAAGAGCCTACCGAGGTACTGGTTCAGTAAAGCCAGCTCCCCTAAGTCCGAGCACTATAAAAAGAAGAAGAAGCAGTAGGGTGTACCGAATCACCCCATATTATGAGTCTGGGGATTTCCTTAATAATGGAATAAGACATATAAAAGAAACAAACACCGTTTACATAAACCCAGGAACTCATCCAAAAAGAGCTGGTCAGAAAGATGGCCAACCCCCAATAAAGTACATACAAATCTATTACATGAATGAGTTTGGGTATCCAGATTTATCTATTCCTGCCCGACCTGTGTGGCGACCAATACTCAGAGAATTACTGCAAGAAAAGGAAAAAGAACTCAGCCAATTAATAGAGAGATTCATTAAATAACTTATTTGTACCTTTGGAGAACAAAAATTCTTCAGACAGATGGGATACGGAAATCCAGATTTATCTACGACCAACAAGCCTAAGAGAACACAGGGTGGCAAAAAGAAGATTATTCGTTCTTCCCATAAGAGGGGTGCGACTACCGCTACTTCCCACACTCGTAGACTTAAAAACGGAAAAGTAATCCTCGTTAGAGCAACTAGACGGAGAGCTACTTCTGTTTCTCGACACGAAAAAGCTGGTAAAGGTTATGGTATAAGAGAGAAAAGAGCCAGTGGTAAGATAGATTACCGCAGAAGAGAAAGAGGTAAAAAAGACACTAAGAAAAAAACTGGTGGGCGCTAGGAATTTAAACGTAAAAAAGTCAGCAAGAAAAAAACGCTCAAAGCTTAAAAGTCACAGCCGCTCTGGGGGAGTCGTTAATGGATACACCCAAAAAACTGGAAGCGGGATAAGAATTAGAGTTCGTGGTCATATAAAATCCTCGACAAGAGTAAATAAATCTGGTAAGTAATGGTTCTAAGTATTGAAGACGTAAACAAAGGATTCTTTAAGTACTTTATGGGTAGAAAATTTAATACACCCATAACCCTGCCCAATGGCACTAAGATTCCCGGTTATGTGTCTCAACGCTCTGCCAAGAACTTTGGTCAAGCTAAACCAGAACAGTATCCAGCATTTGCTCTTACACCTTTAATGCCCGTGCCTTCTGATAAGTCAGACAATGACGTTTTTAATTACGAGTATATAGGTAACGAGCTTACAGACTCTTCCTCTAAAAAGCTCACAGAAGAAGAACTAGCTGACGAGAATATAATTAAACACCTTCCTGTTTTTTACCGCCCCTTTCTTTTTGATTTTAAATACGATGTGCATTTCGTATTTAAGGATTTTATGGACAGAGATTCCGCAAGACTGTTAATGCTTCAAACCTTCGGCAGTAGAGGTGTTCTTGAATTTGATGGTTATGAAGTCTACAAACTATATAATGACGAGCCGGTAAAGATAAAAGAGAGATTTTTCTATTTCGTTGAGCACACAGAAATTCCCAGACCCGATGGAGTTCTGCAAGACGTTTACACCTTTACTTTAGAGGTTTGGATTTCTTCTGGCGACCCGCAGATATTACCGATTGTTAATGAGTTAAACATTGTATTAACCCCAAAAATTAAAATAGATGCCTAGCAAGAAAAAAATTTATGAGTCTGAGAAACCAGACCAATCCAAAGCAGTAGAAACTGAAAGCACCGAACCCAAATCTTCTAAAAAAGAGCCCTATAAAGTGGTTAAGGGTGCGAAGAAAAAAGAAGAAGTTATAAAGTTTGTAGCTAATGGACACTTTACTCTACCTATATCCCACGATGGTGGAAGCTCTTTAGAGGTTTTTAATGGTGAGTCTTATGTGGTTCCAGCTACGAACTCTAATGTATTTGCCGTAAATTTGTGTAAAATAAATAAATCCATAAAATAAATTGCCATGAAAAAAGCTAAGATGAAGTCTAGCAAAATTATGCCTAGGGTTGGTACTAAGACAAGCGCAAAGTATAAGTCCAAACGCTGCTAGAGTAGCTACAGGATTTAATTTGATTTTTGTCCTTACCCCCTAAAAACACTTTTACTATATTTGCTAAGGGTTTAGCAGTATTTTTTTTATTAACATAAATTCATTCAAAAATGTCTAACAATGTTGGATTGAATGTCTTAAATGGTGTGGCCAATGGCCTAAACACCCCCCAACTACCAGACACGAACTCTTTGGGTTTAGTGTTTCGTAGAAAAAGGGGAGTACCTAATAAGGCGTTTATTTACTCTTCTGTTGAGGAAGACGCTGAAATTTTTGGGGGAAGTGATAAAAACTTGTATGGCGCTGAAGTGGTTAAGCTACTTATAGACAATGCAGGTCAAGCTACCCCTAAAATTTATGGCGTTCGTATTGTCGCTTCCGATGCCGTTGCTGCTACCGCTTCTGTTGATGAACCGGGAACTAGTTTATCTATTGATTTAGTGGCTGGTTATCTTGGAGAAGAAGACCCAGGCGTATGGTTAAATGGTTACTCCCCTAAAGTCTCTATTGCTTCCGCTTCTGCGGTTACAGACACACCCTACAAGTGGACTTTAACAGACCCTAATGGAGTTGTTGTTGAGGAAGTAGAGAAAGATACTTTTGCAAATATTGTAGCGTTCTTAACAAACGAAAGCAAGTACGTTACTGTTACAGGAACTCCGACACCTAATGCGTCTGTTCCTGATGCCGATACTAGTAGTGCTTCTGCTACTACTGAAACTTTCAATTCTTATGGAAACCAACAAAGGGTTATTGGTGCTACATTACCGACTAATATCGTTAATGAAGTTATTGCCGCTGTTACTGTTGGTGAAAGTGTTAGTTACCAAGGAACCGTTGTTGGTAAGATAATCTCCGTGTACTCCATAGAAACTAGCCCGACCACTTCCCTGTTTAGTATTACTGTTAAATTAGCTAACTCTGGTGTTCCGGTAACTCCGAATAATGGTGGACTTATTTCTGATTTAACTTTTTCTACTCCGACTGTTTCTACGTCAACTACTTTTTCTAACGGTGATGCTGGCACTGAAGCAGAATCAGACGCATACCCAACAACTGAAGGTCTTGGTTTGGCCGCTCTTGATGGTGTTTATTTAAAAGCCGTTACCGTTGTTGACCACATGAGTGTAGAAATGGCCGTTCAAGGACAGATTTGGGCAGCCGCTAACTATACAATCTACTTGGCCAATTTACCGTACAATGCTACTGACGACACTAGAGAGCTTTACTACTCTACGCTAAGCAGCGCAAACGAGCCTTCAATTGCTTGTTATGATTTCTGGCTAAAAGTGTATAGCGCTTCGCAAGACAAGCAAGTTTTTGTTCCGTCTGTTGGTTATGTTATGGGTGCTGGCTTTTTAAAAGCGCAACTAGAAAACGGTGGAAGAGTTCATACTCCGCCTGCTGGAATAAACACAGCAGCTTTAGGCGCAACTGACTACTTTCCTAAGTTGTCACCAGCCGAAAACGTTAAGATAAATACTCGTGTTCGAGATTATCTAGTTAACGTGGCCGTTAAAACGGATGGTCTAGGAATTTACATGTTAAGTTCTCGAACCATGAGTACCAACACTTTATGGCACTCTATCCACCTGGTTATTCAAGCTAACTACTACCGCAAGATTTTTGTAGACAACTTAGCTTGGACACTACAAGTACCCATAACCCCTCGTTTCGATAATCAGGTGGTTAACTTCCTTACCGCATTTTTTGGTAATGAATACGATGAAGAAGCCCTCGAAAATAGCATACCGTTTTCAGAAGCTTGTATCATTTTGTCTGGCTCAACACTTAACCCAGCTACGCAGGACAGAAAAGTTAGAAACTTTGAAGTTCAGTACATCCCTACTGAATGCTCAGAAACCGTAACTTTGAGGATAAATAGAAACGATGGAGCTTTATTAGTTTCATAAAAACTTAGATATGGTAAAAGATTTAATGGTAACTAATGGTTGGATTCTTGAGGGAATACCGGGCCTAGTTGAGCCGCACTTTGAGACCCTTACTGGTTTAAGTATAGGGGGCGAGAGCGTTGAGACTGTGGATGGTGTGACCAATAAGAAGAAAAAGTTTTCTGACCAAATAGTTGACTACTCCGATATAACACTGACTAGACCTTTTCAGTCAGACGTTAATGATTATGCGCTCCAAATTTTTGCCATTGCTTGTATAAAGCAGGGCTACAAAATTGACATTGTTGCTACTAAGAGACACAAGCAAATAGATGTTTTTTCTATGTTGTTGAAAGATTTTAGAATGTCAGCAATACAGTTCCCAGACTTTAATGTTGAGGGACGAGAAAAATTCGTTGTTACTTACCCAGCAACAATTGACGATGCTTACATGGTTCCTTTACAGTTCGATGTGACTAACCAACCCAACTTGGTTACGCCAGTACTTAATTCCGTTATCGGTTAACATTCTGTTTTATACGTTGGTTGAAATCCCTCACGATGTTATGTTATGGGGGATTTTTTTATTTTTGTTCCGCACAAAAAATTATCATATATGAAATTACCCATTGGAATTAAAGTAGGAGAGTCATCAGTAAATGACTACGAAATAGCAGTAGTTAACGGGGTGGCAGAAGAAATAATCCTTAAAAAAAGAAACGAAAAGCCGTACACAACAGTAGCCAACATCCTTAGCGCTACAATCGCTTCTTTAGGTAGCAGAGAAATCTGTCACGATGTTAGAGAGGCTTATTTAAAAAATAAAACCTTTGCCGTGCCTAGCGCCATAACAAATCTTTTCCTTAGTGACGCGAACACCGCCATGGTAGAGATTCACCGCACAGCTTGGCAAGACATATTAGAAAACCAACCCTATGGTTGTGGTAGTTGTGGGCACAAAGGCTCAAAAGACTTGGACTTAAACAAAGTAGATTTTATTCCTGAGCACAAAGAGCTTGTAGATTCTGGCGAAGATTTACACCACCTTACTAGTAAAGAATATGAGTTGAGCGCAGAGATAATCTACAACTCACCTAAGAATCCTAAAGGAGAATTATTGGAACCCGAAATTGATGGCAAGAGAATAACCAAGTTTGTTCTTAGAGCACCGAAACTAAAAGACGCCATAAACAATGAGCGTTACATAAAGGGAGAAGACACTATACATTTTTGGAGACACATGATACTTGATTGTATTGTTTCCGCTAAAGTGGGTGTTGATGGCGAAGAAATAGAATTAACTAACACTCAGGTAAGACCGTACAAAACCATAAAGCTTCTAAATGAGTTGTTAGGTATTAAAGACCTTAAAAAACTTAAAGAAGCGATAGTTTTTTATGAGTTGCCTGTGTTGGGATTTTTTACTGAAAGTACTTGTGATTCTTGTGGTTCTACTGTTGCATTAGTAGTAGAGCAGGGAAATTTTTTCGCGGAATAGGCTCGTTTTCTGGGTCAGTCATCAAGGTCTGGCCCAGTATAAACCCATCAAGAAATCATTGGCCGCAACTACAAGATGTTTTTGGTAATTTTACCTTTCACACAATTTACAGCGATAGGCCAAGAGAGCCGAATTGGGACTTGATAAGTTACTGTGTTTTTTTCGCAAAGCGATTTAAGTACTCTTATAAAGAAACAATGATGATGGACGAGATAACTAGGCAATTATTCATGGACTTAGAATATCCCGTATATTTGGACGAACAAAAAGAGGCAGATAAGCTAAATAGCGAAAACGATGATTAACCCCTTTGATATAATAGCCAACATAGCTTCTGGTAAAGCCGGAAAAAAGATGGATGACGTTGTCAGTCAGATGACTAAAATGAAAAATTATAGCAAAGAGGAGACAAAAAATCTAAAGAAAGCTGTCGAATATACTGCTAAGATAGCATCAAACAAATCCAAAATACGCTCAATTGACCGAAAAGTAAGAATGGGTTTACTGCCCAAGGGTAGTGAAAGAAGAAAGCAAGCCAACATTATACGTGGCTACATGGGCTATCAAAACACGAGAATGCAAAGAAGCCTTAGTAGCGGTAAACTAAGCCAGCACTCTAAAGACATAAACAATTATATGGCCACTTTAAAAGGTAAGCCAGGGAGAGCTGCGACCCAAGGTTCTAATATGGGCAGTAAAGCTGGAAACGCAATGAGCAACGTTGCCGAACTTTTTCCCGGTAGTAAGCTTCAGCAATTCTCCCAAGGTCTTAGCATGGCCACTAGGTCTATGGGCGGTTATGGGGCTGCTATTTTTATTACTATTGAAGTGTTCAAAGCGCTATCAAAAGTGGTTAAAGGCATCACTAGAATGTTCAAAAAATCTATGGAAGCTGCGGACGGCTTCAACAGAGTCATACGTAAAACTAAAATAGCTTCTGGTGGCCAAGCGAACTCTGAAAGAGACTTAATGTATAAAAAGTCTCAGGGAGCCAAGGGCCAACTGTTTTTATCCGACACAGAATACGTGGGCGTAAAAAACAACTTAGCTAGACTTGACCTAGACTTCAAAGACACCCTTAACAGCTTACAAAAACTTTCTTTCCATACCGGTCAATCAGTTGGTGACTTGTCTGAGCAACTGCACGATGCTATTATGTATGGGGGTGACGCGCTTTATAAGTCCATGATGATGAATCAAAGACTTATGCAACGTGTTATGTCCGTTATTCCAGAGGGCACGAAAATGTCCAGAGACGCAGTGATGGAAGTTATAAAAGACCAAAAACTTTTAAATTCTATACTAAAAGATACCCCGAAAACGATAGACGAAATGATGTCTAGGATTAGTGAATACAAAGACCTGATGACCATGACTTTGGTGGGCAGAATAGACGACCCCAACTCTTTATATTCAGTTTACAGGGACACTTTTAAGTCTATTGCTGATTGGTTAATGTCACACAAAAAACAAATAGCCGATGTGGTTAGAGTAGCTACCGCTTTCTTTAAACAACTTATTGGCGCAGTAAGAGATTTAGGTCAAATACTTGGAGGCTACTTAGACAGACAATTTAAAAAAGTTGGCGCTGGAACAGACGAATTTGGAATGAAGCTTCTGGCTATAGAAATGAGATTCGTCATCCTTAGAGCGAAAATAGTTAGGTTCGTTAAAGAGGCTATTCCCGCGATTATAGACATGGCCAAAGCCTTCTACCGTGGCACTAAGCCGTTAAGGGTAATGCTCGGTCTTTTGGGTGATTTTGGCAAATTCATTTTAAGTCTAATTGGAGACAATGGGGATTATAGAGACGGACTAAACAAAGTAGCTTATGCGCTCGGCTTAGTGGCTTCTGGGTTTGTTGGTTTTAAGATAGCTACTACTGTATTAAAAACCACTTTTGCTGTTATTAGAGGGGGTGCCAATATTTTAAGACGTGTTTGGAATATTGGTAAAAAGGTCTTCAGCATATTTAAGAGTATTGGCTCAGCTACTAAAAGAATGTTTAGCATCAAGACGGGTGGTGGGCTACTTAGCAAAGTTTTTGGGTTGGGCAGTAAAGGTCTTGGTGTTGGTCTAAGACAGATTATGAAAAAAATACCTGTTATTGGTTTGTTTTTTGCCGCTTCAGAAGCCTACAGAAGATTCAAAGCTGGAGATAATGTTGGGGGTGGCCTAGCTATAGCAGAGGGGATAGCTTCTTTGATTCCGGGATATGGTACTGCCGCAGCCGTTGGCATTGCTGGCATTAACGTTGCTAGGGACATGAATACCGATGCTGATAATATATGGACTGGTTCTGGGCTGTACGACAGCAAAAAAACCTCGAAACAATCCAATCCCACAAAAGAATCGCACAAAACAAAATCTCCTCAAGCTTCCGTCCCCGTCAACAAAAACAACTTCAAAAGCGATATATCAATAGTTTTTGATGGTTCTATGAATAAAGACGATGCCAACGATTTTTCTCAGAAAGTTAGAAAAGTAGTAGAAGAAGAGAATAGAAAAGCCACCGATAAACTAAGATTTAGGTCTGGGTTGGTTATTAATAATCAAAGCAAAGTATATGGCTAGTGATAACACGAAAAACTTTACCGAGTCTTCTAAAAAAAGAACAACCAACAGTTTTTTGTCCGTAAGAAAGTCTTTAGACTTTAGGAATGTCGAAACCGAAAGAGAAAACACTCTCGCTGCTGGTGTCACTAGAAGCGCTTTAAATTATGGCGGGGCCGTCCTTAGTGCTATTGTTCCAGACCCTATTTTGAAAGCCTCTAACTTAGGTAAGATAAGTCTGGACACAGCTAAAAAGCTTACCCTATTTAGCAGAGTTACTGGTGGGGTTATTGACTACCCTCAAGCTATGAGAGATTTGGGAGAGGGTATTGGTAAAGTTGGGGAACCACAAAAAGACCCGACAGTATCAAACCTAAGAAGTATAAAAAAAGAACTCCCTTTATTCCCTACCATAGCGTCTGAATATAACGTTCTCGATATTGATAAAACTAGGGGGTGCTTAATCCCCACTTACTTGTTTGAAAATAAAAAGATAAACCCAAAAGATTTTTTCTTTTTCCAGTATAACCCCACAGAGTTTGAGGATAAGAAAAAGAATAACGTTGTAGAAAAAAACTACTTGGGTTTTGGTGCGTCTAGAAATAACTGGGTTTTTGGTGGCAGAAGAACAATGAGCTTCAACTTATTTTTCGATGCTTCCAGAATATCAATGAATGAAGACGAACTATTTAGTGCCGAATTAAGGGAACAAGCCAAGAATCCGTACAGCAATGACAAACACGCAAAGTATGGTGGTGATTCGGTAAATGGTACTCAACCCGTTGTTGATAGACTGTGCTCTTTTCAATACCCTATTATTCAGAAAAAAGAATTAGAGGGCCTTTCTCGCCCCCGATACTATAATGGGATGCAAGAGCCGGCCCCTAGATTTGAGTCAATACCGCAACTCTACTTGATTCTTGGTAATAGAGTTTTTATGGGAAAAATAGACAGCGTTGGCGTTAAGCATGTTTTACATAATAAAGACTACATGCCCATACGTAGCGAATGTAGCGTCTCTTTTATTATAGACGAGTGGGATGTTCACAGCGATTTTTCTAAACCCGTACTAGAGAAGTACCGCGCTAACATAAACCCCGCACTTATTAACGCGGCAATAAAATCTATTTCTGAAAATTAGTAACTATGATTTATCAAGATAAGCTCAACCTTAATAATGTTCGCTCCGTTTACTTAACGGGGAAAGCTGACCATTACATGCCCGTACCCAGAAACAAAATATTAGAGACTACGGAGTATGACATAAAAGCTTCAGACAGCATCAATACAATCAGCGAATTCTTGTTTAAATTTTCTGGTGGTGGAGAATCTAATTGGACTATTTTATGCAACACAAATAGATTGAGAAGGCCGCAAGATTGGAGAACAGGAGAAACACTAAAAATACCCTTAGTCATCGTATTGAGAAAAGATTTTAATTTAGATAGATTTAGGAATGCCTAGAGTACTTCGACAGAAAAATCCCTCTAACTATTTAGCTGGTGAAGACCAACCGTATTTTCGTTGCTATTACGGGGAGCCTGCTATTGACATAACTAAAACAGTTTTTAGGGCTAATTACGAAGAGCAGGCTTCCTTAATGACTGAGTTAACTCTCACAGCCAATAACGCTGAATTCTTATATGCTTTTCTGCAAGTAGGGGGCATAATCAGTTTTTGGGGTGGCGATTTAGAGTTGGGCTCTGGAAGAAACACAGTGAATTACCGTAAAGTGTTCCAAGGGCCCATAAGAGTTATTAAGTCCGACTACCAAGAAGATGGAGAAGTTTATGTGACCATAACATGTATGAAGGCTTTTAACTCAGAAGCAGTCAACAGAACTAGAAGTTACACCTATCCAGACATTTCTTCTTCTTCCAGGTTGTTCGTTTACAACTACATAAGAAATAATTATGATGTTACCCCACTTCCTGACGAATTTTTTGGTGAAAACACAACCATAGTAGATAACAACGACTTACTTCAAAGTATTAGGAGTCCCTTAGATGTCGCAGTTAATCAATTTGACAGTAAAGTAAATACCGATGGGAGTAGATATAGAGTCAAATATGGCAACGACATAAGCATAACTTACAAAGCAATTATAGAGGGCATAGCAGAAGAGAATGAGTGGGATTTTGATGACTCTAGCATTGTCCTTCCAGAGCTTGCCGCAAATAAGGACTGGGAACAACAGCCTACACTGTTAGCGCCTGCGACTCAAGATAGTCAATCCGACTGGTCATTTCTATTGAAGCTTTGCGCTATTTTATCTTGCAGAGCTTGGTTAGAAGTGGAAAAAGACACCCTTAAATTATTTTTTGTTTCTTTAGAAGGTCTTTCTAAACCCGAAGATTTAAAAATTGACGAGTTTGGCATAAGAAGACTTCAACCCGAAACATCTTTTTATTTCCCTAGAAGGGGAGATTCTGTTTTTGTTTCTGGCGATGACCGGGGCAGAAAACTCTTTGATTCTTTCTTTTACCGTAACGATTCGTACAACAAGAAATTTGGCAGCGCTACAGATAGAAGGCTTCAAATGTTTGACGTTTCTGTCATCGAAGACATGACTATGCTGAACGCAGTTACTCCACAAACCACAACAGCAGACGGGGAACAAATAGACCTTAGACATAAAGTCTACATAACTCAGAAAAGAGTTTTTCAATTAATAAATAATCAGAACAGAGATAAAATTAAAAACCAAGATAAGGACTTTGTAGTAATCAATGGCCAATCTTACTTGGCCGTAGACGAGAAGCTGGTCGACAGAAACCCTATTACAGGGAAAATAAAGAGCGTTTCTGATTTGGGAATACAATCAATAGAGAAAGAGTCTGATTATGTTTTAATGGATGCTGATTACTTCTATGAAGTGGACGAAGTTAAGATACTTGGTTTGTCGCCTGAAAAACAAAATGAACTTAACGATAAGATAAGCCAAAATAATAACAACCTTACAAAAAAAGAATATATTTATTTGAAGCGTGTCCCATCCCCGATAGAAAAGACACAGAGAATTAAGGGGTTTGATTGGAGAGGTGTTAGAATAAACTGTAAAATAGATGGCAACATAAATATCCGTTCCCAAAGATTTTATGACGTAATCGGCATCATACGTTATGGTTCCGACTCAGACAATGAAAAATTCTACTTGCGTTCTTTGTCGCACACTTGGGAAGATACGGGATTTGAAACTAAACTCGAATTTTTTAAGTAATGCAAGACGAATACGACTTCTATAGAAAATCATCTGTTAGATTCACCGGCATAGAAATGGCTAGACCTACTGGTAGAATATTCAATGACATATTTTATGAAGCCCAACTTACTTCCAGCGAATACTTAATGGACGAAGGTAATGTTGCTGGTATGTGCATAAGACCCAGACTTCTGATGGGTTTTGGCGTTTCCGCTATCCCTAGCTACAAGTGGTTTAAAAAATATTACAACCAAATAGATTTCATTGTTGGTTACTTGGATGGTACTAGAAGCAGCCCGGTTGTTCTTGGGTATCTTAGAAGAAAAAACACAGAAACAGCAGAAGCAAACAAGTTTGGGGATGTGTCTAAGTTTGGAGACCTAGAAAACAGTTTGGAATTCAACGATGACGATGGCACTGCCAAGCTATCTTCGGATGAAGTTATAAATTTAGCCACTAAAAAATTATCCATAATATCCTCAGAAACCTCAAACATTAAAGGCGAGAATTATTCTGGCCTTTACCATGGTTCAGACGATATAGGAGTTCATGCTACTGATGGAAAAGTAAAACTCGCAAAAAAGAACGACACTAATCTTGGTTCAGCCGTTACACATCAAGAGCTTAAAAGCTTTTTGGGGAATCTTATAGACACAATAGCCCTTATAACTGTTCCTACTGTGGCAGGGCCAGCAACCCCAATCAACCCAGCATCTAGTACAGCAATAAAAGCGCTTAAAACGCAACTCGATTCTTTCAAATCTTCATTGGTAGAACTTAAATAACTAATTTTGACGAAATGAACTTAAAGTCTATCCCACATAATCTACCGATAGTAGATGGTAAATTCAGTTTTTACACGGGCAATGACCGCGTAGAATCTTCAATAGACTTTGTTATATCCTTCTATGACAGGACTAGAGATTATAAAAGATTCTTCAGCACTCTGTTCATATTTCAATTGATTCAAGCCAATACCTCTAGCATAGTTTCAGCTAGGGGGGCCATTATGCTCCGCCTTACTTCATTATTAGAGAGTTCTATAAAATTTTTAAATGTGAATAACAGCAGCTTAATAGTTCCTAAGACGGACAGAAAAGTTACAGAACTTTACATAGATTACTCAAATACAGAACCCGACCAACAAGACAGAACAGAAAACGTTTACGCAAGAATTTTATAACTCGCCATGCTATCTAAGAAAGCCATACTAACAGAATTAGCAAACCTTACCCAAAGTAAGTTGAACAAGTTGCATGACTACTCTAAGGTAGTTCAGATGCTTTACCCCGAAGACGACTTGCTGCTAAATGCTAATATGTCTCAAATGCTTTCTAAAGCCAGAGAGTTAGCGAATACCCACTTACCTAGTTGGACTGATAGGGGGGATGGTGACTTTGGCCAATTCTTAGTAGAACTTGTTTGTTTGTTTTCTGAAAAAGATTATTGGTACAACAACGCTTTTTCTCTGGAATCCAATTTACACACGTCTCAGGTATACAGCAACGCTTTTGTTCGCGCAATCTCTATGGGCTATGACCCACAAGTGTATACCGCTGGAAAAGTTGAATTCTCAGTTACTTTTGACGGACTAGATGTCGTAGACGTCTCTAACCCTTTTAAGACATACAATCCAGGCGATTTAATTTTAAAAGTTTCTTCCGGGCCAGACAATTACATAAATAACTCCGCATTTCAAATTCCTGATTCATTATCTGATACCACTCAAGTTATTCCCATGGTTAGGGGAAAGTTTAAAACCCGTTCTTATGTATTTGATGGAGATAGAATTTTTATTGAAGACAGTAGCATAGACCCCAAAACTATCCGCCTATACATTGATTCAGTTGAGTGGGAAAGCGTCCAACAACTGGGCATAAGCGATTCTTTCGATAAGCATTTTGTAGCTCTTCCAGAAGAGAATGGCTCAGCCACAATAGTTTTTGGTTATGGCGTTTTCGGTAAAAAAGTGGAGCCAGAGACAGACGTGTTTGTTACCTACATAAAAACCGATGGGCTTAATGGTAAGGGTCTTCAATCTGAGAGCTTTGACATATTCAGATTTAATCAATCCCGCCCAGCAATTTCCGCAACCCCCAACTCTGATGAAACAGAAGAGGCCTTAGTCGCAGAAACGTTAGAGAGCATTAAAAAAGTCGCCCCTGTTGAGTCGCGCAGAAGAAAGACTATAATAAATACAGAAGACTGTACAGACTTTCTTTTGTCTAAGTCTTCGATAGCTAGAACGCATGCCGTGTTTATAAATGAGACGATAACTATCTATGGCATAAACAATCAGGGGATTTCTATGGCGTCTGCCGAATTAGACCCTTTTATTCCCGAAATAGAAGCTATAATGGTTCAGCTTGGGTACACGGTTATAGCTTCTGATACCAACGAGATAGTATTGCCTAAGATGGATATTGTTGTAGAAACAAATCCAAGCGCCAATTTCAATAGCATATACTCTAAGGTTTCTCAAAGAATAGTTGATTTTTTCGACCCCTTAGTTTTTGGCGATTACGGTAGAGACTTTTCTCACGATGACTTCTATATTTATTTGAAAGATTCTGATGATGATATTGCTAGAATAAATATCTACAACTTCGGTACTAACGTACAAGTCCCAGATTTTATAAGAATTGGCGAGAGCGACATAATTAAAAAGTCTGTGGTAGACCCTTCTAACGCCAAGCAAACTATGAACTTAGTTGTTAAGCCTATATAAATGAGAGAAGATTTCAGAGACCGAATACCTTTTACAGCTCTTCGATTTGAAAATACCGATGGGATGGTTTCTGTATTGGACGGTTTATATAATTTTAAAAAAGACAGACAAAACAATTTTTTCCGTGTTTACAACACGATTACCAACCAATACCGTTCGCATTTGGTAAGGACTTTGGTTGATTATGGGTTCCCTAGAGTTTCAGAGAAATTTCCCTCAGTACTGCTTCAAAATATGGTTCTTAACGCGGGGAAAATAATGAGCTACCGTGGCAGCGTTACCGGCATAAAACTATTTCTTCAAGCGTGCACTCTGGGAGAAGTAACCTTAGATACTGATAACTTCTTTCCTCGCTCTAGGGCTATATACCCTGACGACCCCAACACAGGTTTCTTGCCTAACGACATCCCCGAAGATGCTTGGTACACCTACTCTCCTGACGAAGAATCTTTGAATTCCGAATTTAAAGCCACTATCGAAACCTATTGGTTTGAGAACCTAATTGTAAAGGACTATATTAGAAAAAGTATTAAAACTTTTTTGCCTTTTTACGAGTCTGATTCGGAGCCAGAAATAATATTTTTATGCGGCCCCATAGTGTGTGTTGAAAACATGATTGATTACTTCAACTGCTTACAGAGTATAAAACCACTTAACTCTTGTTTAGTTGACGACATATCTAGTCTTGAATTTATGATAGCCCAAGGATACACTATATGAGCGTAGACAAATATATAACCCGTTCTTATGAATCAGACAACCCACCAAGAACCGTGGCTTTTCTAAATACAGTAGAGACATTAGATGCTGCAAGAGCGCTACTTTATTTTTGCCAAGTCGGTAATGTTAGTAGGGCTAAACTCTTGGGCGATGAACTTATAGAGAGAATAGACAATGTAGAGCTGGTTCCTGACTATTTCGACCAAACAAACGATGACCCACACACCGTTTCTATGGCTAACAGAATATACCTAAGCAGCGTATTTACAGGGTACGCATTGACTGTAGCCGCTAACTTTTTAGCGCCCGTTGTGCCTAACGTTTCTACCGATTGGGACACCAAAATAAACGTGATAAGAGATTCCATTGTTACAAAACTTGGCTCTGCAACACTCTTAAAAGAGTCTACCTCTGAAACAGCTTATTTGAAGACAAATATTTATGGTTTTTATTTCTTACACGCTCAATATGTCTATACAGGAGATAACACGTATAAAAATTTAGCAGATACCTTGTCTGCCAACATAATAGACACTTTTTATAGAAATGATGTTTTTTATGCTAGGCTTCTCTCTGGAAATGCTAACCCAGAACCAGACGACTTTCATGTCAACTATCAAATTCTTGGTGCTTGCTTGTTGTTCGATATAGGAAAGTTACTTGAGTGCATAAAGCTAAACGATTACATAGTTGGCAACTACTCTTCAAACGACCCCGTATCTGGAATGTATGGATTAACCTCTTACCCTTTAGATTTATATCCGACCAACTATGGTAAGGTTCGATATGATATGGTTTTACTCCTTTGCCGATTGGCAAGCAAGCTTGGCCAACAAAGCTTCACCACTTCTGTAATAAATGATTTGTTGAGCATTCTTACTTCTAATGGTGGGTTGATTCAAGCTAATTACGAAAACCCAGACGAAATACCTTACGCAGAAACTTCTTATTCTGAAGGGGCCTACTCACTTCCACATGTTGGAACAACCTCTTACTTAGTCCTTTGTAAGGACAACAATTCTATATTTTTGAATGTATCCCCTAACTCCTCGTCCAATTTGTTTATTTTTGACGATGGTAGTGAGCGTATTAACGTTGGTGATATTCTCGATGATGATACACCTAATAACGATAACATAGTAATTGACGATGACTCGAATTAATGCTTCATTCCTCTTTAAAGAAACTACTGTTCCAGGAGCGGTTGGTACTATACCGCCTAACGAAGACCCTTCTTTGGGTGGTTGGTCTAATACTGACTTGTACGATAGGCAAATACTTTTAAATAAAGCAGATAAAAAATTCTTTGTTAGGGTTGGGAATCAAGTTTTTTCGTGGTCTTTGGGGAGCGCTAATGCAGCCGAAGCCGTTTTTGGCGTTGGGAGCGTACTGACAATTGATGCTGGATTATTAAGTGCCGGCACAGACGTTGAAGGTCTCACAGCTATTGAATTTCTAACCGCTGCTTTTCTTGGATATGTTGCCCCGTCATTCTCTAGTTTTAATTTTAGTGGCTCTAAACTTTTTGAAGTTGGAGATTTGATTGAGGGAGATAGAGACTTCTCTTGGTCTTTCAGTAACGTGGGAAATGTTGCGCCTGACACGCTAAGCATAATTGATGTTAGCGGTGGTAACAACCCGATAGCTTCGAGCCAATCAATTATTTCTCCTTTGACGCAGAGCATAGGGTCTATAACGCCAACCACTTCTACCTCTCTACAGTACAGAGCTTCTGTCCTCGATGCCAACGGAAACACAATATTTAGCTCAATACAATCCATAAGAGTTGCCTACAAAAGATATTTTGGGTTCGCTAATACAGACTCCCCTACAGACTCAGACCTGACTTCTGGCTCTGGGGAATTAGTAGAAAGCGAAGAAAAAACAGTTACAGATACTCCTTCTGGAAATCAATATTATTACTTCGCTTACCCAAACAGTCATGGTTCATTATCTGAAATAAAGGTTAACGGCTTTAATTCTATATCGGCTTTTACTGAAACTACCAGAAACGTTATTAACGTTAACGGGGAATCAGAAAGCTACAAAATATACGTTAGTAACAATCAATTTTCAACCAGTTCCACATTTGAATTTATACCGTAATGAAAAAAAGTGTTTTATTTTTATTTTTAGTCCTTGTGTCTACTCCTTTGTTCTCGCAAGTAAAGGTTATCAGTGATGGTTCTTTGGCCCCTACAGGGCCTTTCCCAATAACTACTCAAAAGTATGTTAAGGGTGGCTTTCATGTTTTGACTGACACCTTTCTCTTGCCGTCATATCTAAAAGACAGCGCAGTTGTTTATCAAAAGAAAGACAGTCTTTTTTACTTATGGGGCGGTTCTTCTTGGACTCCCTTAATAGACAATGCTTCTGGCAAAAGTACTCTACAAGAAGTGCTAAACGAAGGGAATACCACTACGTTTGCTCCCGTATTCAACAATGGCATTTTTCTGGGTGCAACGTATTCTATTTCAGAAGAAGGTGTTGGTGTTTTTCGTGTAAAAAAAGCTGGGGTAACTGTCTTTGAGATGGACGAATCTGGCAATTACATGTTTACTGAAAACGCAAAAGACGCTTTAGGTACAGAGTTGCTGGCTAACCAAATCTTAGTTTCAGATGGTTCTAAAATGAAATCCGTTGATTATGGTTTAAATTCTGCCGTACTAGCTCAAGGCACATCTTATCAAACAATCAAAATAGTTGATACAACAGAATACAATGGAGAGAAAACATTGTTTGTTGTGCTCGGTGACACAACAATAGCTGAGGGGGAATCCCCAGCCACAACAAACGTCACAATACGTGGATTTACTACACAACTTAGTTTAGTCGCTGACAGTTTAGGGAATAGAGGAGGTAAAATAACTGCTGGGACATTGGGGATGGACTTACACACATTTAGTGGCACTATGGGGTTTAGACCAAATGGCACTAGAATTTTACAACTATCATCTACACAAGGTGCTAGATTTGAAGATGAAGTAACTATTCAGAACGAGCTATACTTAAACTTTGGTAAAGACCCGACACACGTAAGCTCTATAAAAGGCACTACTAGGTTCCTAAGCACTTCACAAGACCACTACGATGGTTCTTTTAAGGGCCAAGTTAAGCGGGACTCTGTATATAGAAATGTGTTTTCCATAGACAGCACACAAGCATTTAGATTTTATGGTAATCAAAAAGACTCAGCAGATGTAGCTTTATCAGAGGGTGAAGTTTTAGTTTCTAGTGGTTCAGCTATGTATACTAGAAACTTAGACAAAGTACAAGATGGCACAACAGGCGAAAGACCGTCTTCTCCGCTTACCGGTAGATTGTTTTTTGACACATCATTAAGTAAACTGGTTGTTTATAACGGCACTAATTGGGTCAACGTAGACGGCAGTTCACTATAAATAATATTAAAACAAACCACAAAATAAATAAAAATGTCACAAGAATTAGAAATTCAAAAGCTAGTAATAAAACTTAATACCTTGTCTGAAAAGCTGGGTATATCAGATATTAACGAGAAACAAGAGATTAATTCGTCTTCTATATCTGAATTGACTAAAAAAATAAATAGCTTTGAAAATAGCCTAACTTTATTGGATAGGGCTAGAGCTTCAGACCTTGAGTTTTTTAAGTCTTCATTATTAGAAATAAAATCTAGCATTAAGCAAATAAAAGACAGTTTTCAACCGAAGCCTGACCCTACTCCTACTCCTACACCCACACCCACACCTACACCTACACCTACACCCACACCCACACCTACACCCACACCTACACCTACACCCACACCTACACCCACACCCACACCTACACCCACACCTACACCCACACCTACACCCACACCTACACCCACACCTGACCCGAATAAATACGCTTTACCGCTAATTAAAAATACTTACTCTGGTGGAGGTTTTGATTGTTTTGGTGGTTCTGGCTACACAGAAGAATCTAGCGCGAAAGTAACTCCGATGGAGATACTCGTAAACACCCCAGAAGGCTTTTTAAAAGCTTTGGACGTTAAGGGGCCAAGAAAAATAATATTCACTAGTCCGGGAGATTATCACTTCACCCCTTACACCCTACACAAGATAAAACATCCCTACGTAACTGTAGATGCTAGTATGGTTGGTGGCGTCAATCTTATTGGGCTAGAAATCAAAGCACATGTAAATCATGTTTTCTTTGATAGTGTTTCTTTTCACTTAGGCGATTGGTTAAATGAAGACGAAGACCTTATTACAGCGAGTGGGTGGTCTCAATTCGGAGAAAGAGATTGTTTAAAGATTAATGGTCACAACATTCTCTTTAAGAATTGCGCTTTTAGTTTAGCTACTGACGAACTAGTACAAAGTACTGGTAGTAATATCTCTTTTTACAGATGCCTTTTCTTAGAGCCCTTAGCTAGTCCAAAACACCACAAGGGTGCTCACCCTAAAGGAACTATTCATTTCTGCTACGATGAAAAGGGTGGGAAAAATTTAAGTTTCATAGAATGTGCGTATTTGAACTGTGTTGACAGAACTCCCCAATTGACCGCAGGAACAAAATCTTATATGCACAATTGCTACATCTTAACAGCTAAGTTTGGACTGGCCATAGCTCACGACAACGTTAGAAAAGATAAACGGGGGCAAGACGATAATGGTGGCTTAGTTCTCGAAGCGACAAACATAGTTTTTGAAAATATGAGCAGGAACGTGGTAAGGATGGTTGCTAGACCTAGAGGTACTACTTCTGAGCTATACTTCAAAAACTTTCTAGTTGATGACCAATTACACCAAAAACCGTGGGACACTCTAAACGATTTGCAAGGAGACGGCAGTTTTGGTAAACATACTTGGACAAACAGCGATAGCAAGTCTGAAACTTCGGTAAATGATTTCATAGCAGTTTCCCACGATTATATCCAAACACACAATATGGATGTTATCAAAGTTAAGAACCACGTCCTCGCTTCTGCTGGCCCATCTAACGCTTTAGGCAACCAAAAACTAAACAGCTTTCAATCCATGGCAATAGACAGGCTTAAAAAGAACCCTAACGCTCAAAACTGGGATACTATTGATGGTAAATTAACCGACTCAGAAAAACTAGAGCTGTTAGATATGAACATTGACCCCAAGATTTTATTTAGTAATCCTTTACAATCGTAACTTTGCTCAATGGATAAGATATGTGTAAAAGAAGGTAGCTTCTGGCAAGACTTTTTAGTTTTGGAGCAAGACTCTGTACCAATTGAGCCCGGGCCAGGTATTTCCATGCCGATTGTCACCATGGACGTTCACGATAGCGCAGTCAAAGGAAGCAAGAAAGTCCTTAGTTACACTAGTACTTTTTCTGCTGGACATTATCCACTAGAGATTACCCCAGAAGATACTTTGAAGCTTGGCCATGGAACTTTTTACACAGACATAAGAGTTGAATTTATAAACGGTGACGTGTTTTTCAGCCCCTTAATTATACTAGAGATACTACCTACTAAAACAAGAGCTTAATATGAAGTTTTCAATTCAAACAGGGAATGTTATTAGGTGGGATTTTACTGCACCGTTTTCTGCCGCTGCTGCTGTTGCAGCTAAAGAAGCTACTGAAGCAGTAAGAGATGAAGTTGTCAATTTAAAATCTGAAACAGATACCTTCAAGGATTTAAGTAGGAGCTACGCAATAAACCCAGAAGATGAAGAAGTAGTCCCAGGAGAGTATAGCTCTTTTCATTTTATGAAAAAAGTAGAAGCTTTGCTTGCTGGTGTTGGGGTGGTTAATGGTAGAGAAATAGAACTGCAAAAAACCGCTACGCACATTCAATGGCGTTACGTGGGCGAAGCTACTTGGTTAAACTTAATACCGCTTACTGATATTGAAGGGCCACAAGGTTTACCCGGTGCTAATGGGTCTGACGGTGATGATGGTAGAGAAATAGAACTGCAAAAAACCGCTACGCACATTCAATGGCGCTACATTGGTGAAGTTACTTGGTTAAACTTAATACCGCTTACTGATATTGAAGGGCCACAAGGCCCCACAGGCCCACAGGGCATTCAAGGCCCTGTCGGAAGTATTCCATCAGCCGAAGAATCTGTTGTTGTATCGCTCATGCCGCCAAATGCAGGTTTATTTTATGGTAAAGACATTGCTGCCCCCATTACGGGTCAAGCTTTTACAGCAGGTGTTGCGCCCTTACAATATGTTTACCCCATAACTCTGAATACTTCTACTTTTGATGAAATTGCTGTAATTGCAACTATTCAGGGAAGAGCAGGAGCCGGTGGCTATGCGTACATAGGTTTTCTAATTGACAACAGTAACGGGTTGCTGTTTGAAATTAGGGATCAAAGGCTCATTGTTTTAGAAATTGTAAGCGGGGTGGCCACCGAAATACTTAATCAAAACTCTCCAGGCCTTAGAAATGGTTACGGTACTTATGAAATACATACGGGGCCCCGTGGTAGTTTTGGAGATACTATGTACATAAAAACCCCCCATTCTGGCTCTTTTTCGCTTAATAAGGCTACAGATATAGGTGCGCTAACGGCCATAGGTTTTGGTGAGGCCAGCGCTGGAGTAAAATTCACAGGCTACCGGGTAGATGGTGGGTTAATACAATCAATACCATGATAGTAGATAAAAAGAAAATAACAGAAACAGTAGGGGGGCAACAAAGAACAAAATGGGTTCCTAATTTGCCTAACGGTCTTGTAATTGGTACAGACTATGACTACCACGTATATAGAAAAGACATAGACAAGTTTGAACTACACTTCACAAAATCGCAGTTTTCCAAGATAGAGGTCTTAGCTTTCAATGTTAAAATAATCTTAAACGACCTAGGTATCTTCAATATCATAGAAAGCGCTGTTGAGAGCTCTGGTGACTTTGCAACTAAAATGAAGTGGAACACGGCTAATACTTTTAATAGATATGACCCCTTAATTATGAGTTTTGAGCAGCAATTGAATTTAGATTTAGATGAAATTTGGGCAAGCGCAATAGCTTTGCAAAATAATTAGTAACTTAATACCGTATAGATATAAATATAAATATAAGATGATAGAAGATGTGTTGATGCAGCAAAAAGAGTTTTTTGGGGCTTATTTTTTCTCTCTCGCTGTTTTAGTTTACTTTATTCTATCGCTAAAAAGCGACAAAAAACAACTCAAAAAAAGCAATGAGAAATTGCTGGAAGAGTACAAAGAAATGGGCAATAAAGCGATTGAAGTTATGACCTTAGCCACTAAATCCATAGAACTTTCAAAGGACGCTGACGATAAATTAGTCAGCAGAATAGATAATCTGGTCGAAAGTGTATCAAAAAATTCATGCAACTATGAAAAGCAACAACGGTAACGAAGACACCAAAAAAAGATTCAACGATGCTTATGACATGAGTATGTCTAAAATATCGGAAGTAATGTATAAAAATCCCGAAGGAGAAAAAGTGTTCATAGACTTAGACGAGTCACATGACTGGATTCCTGACGAAACTACTGGGGAAGCCATGCACCTTACTATTGAGTTTCCCAAAAAGATAAGACCTGATGGAAAAATAGTTATCGGTTATATGAGCGACAAATACAAAAGTCATCCCGTGTCCTTACCTTTTGATAGAAACATTCATGTAATACGTGGCGAATTGACTACAGACAGAGGAAGCTTGTCTGAGGGAGATAGGCCCATTAGCGTAAAAGCTGGGGAAATGTTTAAAATAGATAGCAGCAAAGAGAGCATAATCTTAATCGAACTTAAAGAAGAATCCGTTGATGACTAAGCAGCAAATATTCGAGCTAGATATTAAATATCTTTACGATGGTATTCTTGAACTCTTCGATATTCGAGAACTTGTTAGTCCAGGGGTATACAAAAAGTATGTTTTACGTCTTGGTTTTTCTGATTACGATTTGCTTGCCCGATTTGACAAAAGATTACTTGAGAACTTACTTTGGATTCGTTTAAATGTTGGCCTATCTATTACAGTCAATACTTGGCTTTGGGGTGGGCGTTTCGATGAAAGGGGCCTTAGAGATACTAGCACCCCCATGGTTCAAGAAAGAGCCGATAATAAAGATGCTTGGATTAGCATGCACGTTTTAGCAGCAGCCTTAGATTATGATGTTACCGACCAAACCGCTGTTGAGCACAGAAAGTGGCTTTTAGAAAACGCAGAAGAAATACCGCACCCTATAAGGCTGGAAAATAATCTTAGGGGTAAGCCTATCATTTGGGTTCACATGGATGTTTGTGAGATACCGGGCTTACCAAAAGTTTACCTATTCGATATTTAGTATTTTAGCGACCGTAAAACACACGCCATGGGAAAAGATAAATTAGTAAAAAGTCTCAAGATTACTACATACAGTAGGAACCACATTCTCTTGAGAATGTACGAATACCTGCCTAAGTGGGTGAACCCGAAACACCTTCCAAAAGTGTCTTTTGTTACTGAAGAGGATTTATTCTACGAGAACAAAAAACACAATTTTAAATGTTGGGTCAAAAAAGGTTTTGTTTTTGATGGCGCTTCTGTTCCTGCTCCTGCCAGAGCCGTTATACCTCGCTCTCTACTAGAGCAAGCAAGCGCTTTGCACGATGCCCTTTTCCACGTTAATGGCGAACTTAGAAACTGCATGGAGTTAAACTTTTCTCAAGAAATAAACGGTACTAAGCAACCAGCAATATGGTTTAATAGGAACGTTACCTTAAAAGAAGTGAATGATTTTTTTGAAGAAGACCTTATAGCATCAGACGTTCCTAAATTCTACAGGAAACTCGCTAACTTTTTCGTTAGAAAGTTTGGTTGGGTTTTTTGGATTATGCCTTTTAATCCTAAGAAAGTAATATTTTTAAATTTACCATAACATGCCCGTAAGCAAGAAGCCTTTTGATTTTAGCCAGTCTTTAGAGAGGTCTGTACATAAGAGAAAACCAGCAGTATACTCTGACTCAGATATAAACCTTACTCAAAGTATTGTTAAGAACGCCATTGATGCTCTTTGTGATTCTTTGGGCACTTTTAATTTTGATTCCACAGACAAGGTAATATCTTCCCTTACCGCTTCCATGGACTTCCCAAATAATGTTTTGGACGTTGACCTTTCCTTGGCCGACTCTAACATTTTTGTTAAAGGCTCAGTTATTGGGTTGGCTTCCCAAACGATAGAGCAGTCTTTACCGATAGACTTAACGACCCTCAATAAAGATTCAAGAACTTTCGGTGTTTGGTTATCCGCTAAATACACTCAATACGTATCTTCTGCTAAGTCAACCAGCATTGAGTACGATTTAAAAACGGGGATTAAGAAAATAGTTTCTGATGCGATAGCTTCAATTACTTATACCACTACTGCTTCTGGCTCCTTAGTTACCAACACCTTAGAGGGTATGGATTTTGTTGGTTTTACTGAACCGAAAATAGAACTGATAAAAGATGTTGACTTTGTTAAAGAAGATGGTGAATACAATAGACTAGCTAGACTGGCTATCATTTCTGTTTCTATGGATGGCACGGTTACTATCCACAATGAAGTAGACGCAGTAAGAGACCTTTACGCTGATTTAAGTACTGTTGCTCCCGTTAGTGTTAGAACTTTAATACCGATTCTTAGAAAGTATGTAGACGATAATCATTCAGATTTAGAAGACTATGTAGACAATTCAATAGCCAATCTCTCCTCTGTTTACCAATCTTTGCCAAACAACAATCTTATAGCAGGGAGAAACGCTAAAAAAGTACACCAGACCGACTTAATAAATATTACCACCGACCCAATAATTACCCCCGGGGGTAACATAAGTACTGTTTCAGCTCTTACTCCCACTTCTGTATCTTCAATAAACAAGGTCGCTGCTTATTACGAGCCTTCTACTAAGTTCGCTGCTATATTTGTCAACTCTGCTGATACAGTTCATATAGATTACTCAGGAGCAGACCCCATAATATTAGAAAAAATATACTGCAACTCTTCTTTTGACTTATCTAAGGGTTCTGGGTTCAGAAACTACGTTAGAATTATAATAAACATGCCTAACGTTCCTGTTTCTAATAATTATGAGTCTAGGATTTATAGTCCTTCTATTCTTCACAACGTTTCTGGTATCAACATACAGCAAGCCAACGTTCTTGGGGGAACAAAGCTCCCTCTATTTGGGGACGGCCCACAAAAAGAGGTAGTAATAGATGGTTACTTTAACTCCCCGTCAAACTTCGTGGTTACTGATATAACCACACTAAATTCTTTGGCCGACTCACTAGAAACTAAGTACGGGTTAATAAGCAAGTTGGATAAAGCCCCAATTGTTTTAAATATAAACCAGATAAACACCTTAGCAGGCATTGATTTCGCTGGCTATGTTTCCAAACTTGGTAGGTTGGTGACGATAAACTTAGATTTTGAAATAGACAGCCCCGATGTAAGTACCTTTTTTGACCCCAGTACCAGTATTTCCAACGCTATTTTTGATTTGCCTTCTGGTTGGGAACCGCTTAAAACTCAACTAAGCGCTACTTGTAATGCGAATGGATTTGAAACTAAGCTAGACGTTCTCATTGGTGCTTCTGGGCAAGGATTTTTGTTAGCTCAATTACCAGCATTGACAAACACTACACTTGGTTACAAATACAACATCAACGTTACTTACTTGTCAGTCGGGTAATTTGTCGTACTCTTTTGATTCTTTGAGTATTTCCATTATATCCTTCTCTAGTAACTTTTCAAAAGAGTTTTGTATGGCTACAAATATTTCTTCTTCCGTATTGTATAAGTGGGCTATTGCTTCGGCTAATTCTTTCTCCATCTCTTTGATGAATAAATTAGCCCTATATTTAAGCGTTCTTTGGGGCCATTTAGGTGTTTTTAGTACTTCCCACTTTTCTAAAAGTATCACAGTCATGGCCGCAACTTTAACCCTCTCTTTATAAATATTATAAAGCTCTAGCTCCTTTTGTTCACTTTCAGTCCTGGAGGTACGTTGTTTTTCCATTTACCGGCTCTTATTATCGTGTTTTCTCTGACGTTAGTTGGTATTACTCTTGTAATGCTCCCATAGTTTCCTTTGTTCAGCTTCTTTGCTTTTTCTCTGGCATTTTGTGGGCTCTTACAGTTTTTTAGTACTTGAGAGGTGGGCCTATTTGTCCAATATACTAAATAGTTTCTCATTTGTTCACCGTTTGGGTAAACTCTGAACGAGCCGCAGGGTCTTCTTTGAATGCCCCCGACAGTCTCATGGTCTCCGTAACTGTTCCATGGTCTTCTACCCCTCTATGAGACACACAGAAGTGCTCAGCGCTCATGTGAACAGCCACATCGTCTGTTTCTAGTACCCAAGCCATTGCCGCATGTATTTGCTCTGTTAACCTCTCCTGTATTTGTGGCCGCCTACTAAAGAACCTAACCACTCTGTTCAATTTCGATAACCCCAATATCTTTTTGTTTGGGATGTAGGCTATAGAGCAAATACCCTTTATTGGCATTAAGTGGTGTTCACACATGCTTTTTACTGGTATGGCTTTCTCGATTATCATTGAATCATAGACTCCATATTCGTCCTCAGTTACTTGAAGGGCAGGAAAATTATCGTAATTAAGTCCCCAGAAAAGTTCATCTACAAACATCTTAGCTAATCTCCTTGGAGTGCCTTTAGTCGAAGAGTTACTTAGGTCTATCCCTATGGACTCTAACATTTTTGCAGCAAACTTTTCTACCTCTTTTTTTTGGTCGCCCAAAACTTCTATTGTAGGGTTTTCTATCCCTTCCTCAATTAAGTGGTTCTTTACTTCTAAACCTAACTCTTTGTCTTTCCTATACATAATCGTCTAAATATATTTCTTTTTGGATTCTCCCGTTAATTGGTATAAATTTTTGTGATTTTTTGAATATTTGTTGGTAAGGTGTGCACTGGTCGTATGGGTAAAATGCGTATGGTTTCTTTTTTCCTTTAAGTATTCTGCTCACCCTACCAAAAGCTTGCTCCGTGTCACCTATGGGAGTTAGCAGCACTAGGGTGTCTAATTTATCTACGTCCATCCCCTCTTTTGCTAACTTATCTATGCCCACTATTACTTGGGCTTCCCCGATGGTTTTTTCTAGTTTTTTCGCTTTCCTCAAAGCCGCGTTTGTTTCCCTATTTAATACTTGCGAAACTATGCCACAATTTTTTAAATAGCTATCAAAATAATTTAATTGGTCTAATCTTTTGCCCAATATTAAAACTCTTCTCCCATCCCTTACAACTAAATCTCTGCAAAATTTAGCAAGCTTAACATTTCTTACTTTGTCCATGGATACATAACTATCTACTGCGGCATATTGGGGATTTTTGGTTGCTAACCCTACTTTGTATATGATGCTGTCAATTATGTTTGAGGTTTTTTTGCTTAATACGTTGTGGTTTATTTTAAAAAAGCATTTCTGTACTTCCATAGGTTCTAGGAACTCTACGTTGTGTCCTTTTCTTAACATTGATACACCAACGTCTTCCATAACTTTTAAAGCTTCCAGTAACTCTGATTTGCTTTTTTCTTTCTCAAAATTCTTTTTAAAACTTACAATAGTTCCGTATTTCTTTCCTATGTTTAAAGGGAACACCAACACGTCTGGATTTACTTTTTTCATTTTGGCGCGAAAAGAAAAATGGTGCTCAATAATTTCCATAGTACCGTCTTCTCTACGAAATGTAGCAGTAAGCATTGTCCTATATTTTGCAGGCATCATCGCTGTTATTTTTTCATGCCCGTCCGCGCCTACTCTATGACCTTCATCAATAACAAAATGGCCAAACTCTTCAAAAAACTCTTTTGTAAACTTCCTTACTTTGAAAAGCTCGTAGGATAGTATCAGTATGTCAGCGTCTTCCCAATCAATTTTCTTTGTTGTTGCCCTAGACACTTTGGCTCCATCAACAAACTCTACACACCGGTCGTAATATTGGTCGGCCAAAAAATTAGTCGGAACCAAAACAATAGTTTTTACTGCCCTTTTACAAACCATGTAGATGCTCATAACAGTTTTACCCGAACCGCAACCAGCTTCTATTACTACATCGGTGTCCGTAAAGAGCCTATCGTGCTGCCTAAAGAACTCTTCTTGGTAATCCCTTAGTTTGGCTTTAAAAACCATTTTTGGGCACTCTGTCCCTTCTTTTGTCAAGTCTCTAAACTCCTTTATTTTTATCCCCTTATTCCTTAGATAGTTTCTGGGCAAATAAAATCTTTCACTATCTTCTCTCCATAAAGGCTTAATGCCTAAGCTTTTTCTTCCTTTATTAGTGAACCCTAACTCTTTTACAGACAAGTCTTTCTCTAGGGTTTTAACATCAACAGAACCTTTTGGTACTGCCATTAAAGATTTTTTTATTGCCCAGGGAATCATAAGTATAGAATAAATGAGTAGGGCGCTCTCCTGACGTTGTAAGTTATGTCTTCCTGATTTTCTCTGGCTTCTCTTTCCATAGAGTGAAGGTCATAGGCTTTTTTGTAGTTAAGCTTGTATATTAATAGCCGGGCAATCATTTCTGTCCAATACCACACAATGGCGAACACAACAAGCATTTCTTGTTGCTGCTTTATATGCGTTGTCTCGTGATTTATGACTGTTATCATTTCTACTTGGCTCAAACCTTTCTTTACGAACACAAAAGGCCAAAAAGCTTTTCCTCTCGTGTTTTTTCTCATCCATTTCGTGAAAACTATTTTCATCTCTTTAATATTTTGTTGATAGTTTTGGAATGGTCTGGTTTTTTGAATTGCACGGATTTCAAAGATTTCCCAGTATCTAAGTTGTAACAAGTCCACGACCTATTTTTAACTTCATTAAAGCCCAACTCTATGCCTTTTTCTTGATAAAATTCTATGGTCTTTTCTTTGGCTTCTTGCCCAACAATAACCTTTGTCATATTCGACACGTAAATACTTTCAATGACTTCCATCGTTGACACCCCCTTACTCTCAAACAACCGTATTATCTCGTACAGTAAGGATTTTGTTACTGATATTTCTTTTAATATTTCAATTAATCCTGAGTGCTCTTCGTTTAGTCCGACCGCCAAAAGACAATGACTTTGGTAGTTATTATGTAAGCTGTTCAACCAGACCAATTTTGGTAAAGATTCTGAAGGGGGCATTAACTCGGCTTTTCCCACATGTTTTTCCGACTTCCTAAAGAGTACTCCCCACTCTAGGGCGTCCGAAAGAACATGTTTGGGGTAGTACCCTAGGCAAACCATTTTAAAGATGCACACCCACACAATGTCTCCGTAAGCGTCAATAATCTCTTCTAAGTCTTCTTCCTTGGATGCTTCGCTCAATTCTTCAAACTCCTCAATTATCAGCTTGTTATAAAGGTGTCTTTTTTTCTCTTCTACTTTTTCAAGCACAAATGAAGGGACGTTATGCCCAAAACATTTAGCCCAATAGGATATTCTTTCGATAATATTTTCACTTTCATTCATTGACAATGTCTATTATGGTTAATAATTTGTTTGATGATAGTGTTTTAGTTTTTAACAAACCCACCAATTGGGCGGTTAACTTTCTAATAGCCCTTTGCTCATTGATTTGCTTCCTTCTATCGAGAGTAAGGGGGAGAATTCTGGCGTCTTTGAGTTTATTGCTTGTGTAGTTTCCTAAAGCTAACCCAGTACTTACAGAGAACCGCAACCCATTAGAAAGAACAATATCTCTCTTGCCTACTTTTCTTACAGCATGGACTTGGTAAACGAATAACCTCTTACCTTCCACTAACTCTGAGTATTCTAGCAGTACATTTGAGCCTTGCGCTAATATGCTTAAATAGTGTTCGTCTTTTTTTTCAAACCCACCTACTTTGCCTACCTCATTACTCATATATTTTTACTCTTAAAGTGTTGATAATCTGAATGAAACGAGTCTTTTTGAAAAAAAGGTCGTTGTTTTCTTGTTTTTCTTGTTTTTCTTTCTTTTTTTCTTTTCTTTCTTTCTTTGTCTTACTTTCTTTCTTTCTTTTCTTTTTTTCTTTCTTTTTATTCTTTTTATTCTTTATTTCTCAGCAAAGGTAAATAATTTGCTTTTAATTGTGATTTTATTCATTACATTTGTCCAAGATTTAACACATCGCTATGCCAAAACTGAAACAGAAGACAGAGAGCAAGCCGCAACCCTTACCGATTGAGTTGAAGAAGAACAAGTTTCTTTATACCCAAATACGTGTTGATAGAGATGCTGGCCTAGCTATGTATGAGCAATATGACCCAGAGCACGAAAAAGTTGTTGGTTATGAGATATTTTTTATTAAAATACAAAAACCAACCACCGTTAATTTTGGCGGTACTGATGTAGAGTTAGAGCACAAAGAAATGTTCCCTTCCAATAACGATTTTGGAAAAACTGCTTGGTCTACTACCCCCGTATTATCCGTGGCCACTAGAAAGTTCAACCAAAAAAGAGAGGAGCAAAAAAATGCCTAAACTTGAGGATAAAATATTCAGAGAAGATGGTAAGTACGACCTTACTAACGAAAAAGCAAAAAAGAGACTTATTGAAGACTTCACATTAGCCAAGCGAAACATAGACATAAGTTTAGATAGTTTTGAAGAAGACTTAAACAAGTTTTTGGTAGAGGGTAAAAACAAAGCTGGGCTAAGACTACGCTCTAATTTATTACAAGCAAGCAAGACATTTAGTGCTATGAAAAGCAACCTTACTGCTTCCAATTTCAGAGTTGATTATATCCGCAGAAAAAAAGAAGTTTCAAAAAAGTCTTTAAATAACTTAACACACAATAACAAAGATTAGCCTATCCTCATGGGAAAATAAATTGAGGAATCCTGCTTTGCAGAATCTTAGGGCGCTATCTGACATGCGTAGCGCCCTAAGACCTTCAAAAAGTTTATTAATTTTAATGTAAATATATATAATGCAGAATAGAGAAGAGTTAAGCCAATGGGTTTCCGAAAACCTACCTACTGAAAAAGTAATCCCTACCTCCGAAGGAGTTAAATGCCACGTAAAAGAGTTGCATGGGAACCACCTTAGAAAGTTTTGCCACCTAGAGCAGAACGTTAAGTTACTTATTAAAAGGTCTGGTGTAGGAATAGTTATCATATTTAATATTTTACCTCGTGCATAACGACCGATAAAGAGTTTAGATTTGCAACCCCAAAAACTAAGGAATAAAAACCTTAAAAAAACTCAATTAATTTAAGCCATATTAGTAACCAAATAATTAGTAATCATAAAAACAGAAGTAAGAATGAAAAAAGTACTAGTTTCAATAGCATCGAACTTGATGCTTAATGTGAATCCAGGCGAAGACGTTGAAGCCGTAATTGATGGGGATGGAGTTGTTTATTTCCCTCTTATGAACGTCAAGAACGTCATAAATTCTTCAGACAGCCCAAAAATCAAAGAAGCTGCTGAAAAGCCCGAACCAAAAAAAGAAACCCCCCCAATCAAAAAAGAGCCCGAAACTAAGGAAGAGACTTCTTCCGAAACTAAGGTTTACACGGAGTCTGAATTGCAAAAAATTACCCCTGCAAGTAATCTTATTGAGCTTATAGAGCAAAATTTCCCCGAATTTGATTTGGACGAAACTACAGGCTCTAACACCAACAAAAAGCTCAGAAAGATTTATTTGGAGCTTCAAGATGGTCAAGACCCTTTAGCTGGTGAGGAGAAAGAAGAAAAGAAAGAACCTACCAAGAAATCTCGTGGTAGCTCTTCTAAAAAAGAAGAAAAGTCAGAGCCACTAACAGAGGAGAAAATAATCCAAGCTTTATCTGATAGTTATGCAATAGCTGACAGCCAAGAGGACATTGTGGCTCGCAACAAAGAGATAATCTTTGATAACTTAGAAGTTGAAAAATCAGAGGTAGAAGCCATTGAGAATATTCTGGAAGACCAAGCCTCAGTATTTTTTGACGATTCTTCTATTGACCCAGGTGACATGGGAATAGAAACCTATAGTTTGATTATAGGCGAAGAGGAAGAAGGAGCTCAAGAAGAGAAAGAAGAAGAGTCAGAAGAGCTTAGCTATGAAGAAGCCAAAGCACAACTGAAAAAAGGTGATAAAGTATCTGTTTTCTGGCCATTAGAGAATGATGGAAAAGGAGAATGGGTAGATGGTGAAGTGTCTAAGATTGCTCGTGGAAAGGGCCCTGTTATTCTTTATGAAGATGATACAGAAGAAACACTAGACCCAGAGCAAACAACTGCCGTAATCATAAAGTAGTTAACTTTTATTTATAATACCTAAGAGACGCCTACGGGCGTTTCTTTTTTATTTAACGTTTTACATAAGCACAACGAAAATGCAAGAACAGAACCAACAGAACTTAGAAGAAAAGACCAAAGCAGTGAAGCTTAAAATAGCTGCAATAAAAGGGGTTAAAGACAAATTAAGAAATCTAAAAAAACAAGAAGACGACCTAAAAAAAGAAATCACAGCCTACTTAATGGATAATGTCACACCAAATGGTGAGGGGGCTAGATACTTTACCACAAGAGTTGGCTACGTGGACTTTGAAGCTTCTTGCACCCCAGTTAGAAAGCTACAATTCAAAGACGAAGCTGTTGAAGAATTAAAACGTTTAGGGTTCAAAGAAGCCATATCCACTATTGAAGTGGTTGATGAGCAAGTTATTGAGCAGCTTGCTATAAACGGTGAACTTACCGAAGAAGACCTATCAGAAATCACTGAAATAAAAGAACATTACCGGCTAAACATAAGTAGACCCAAGCAATGATTACAGTAAATATTTCGGGAAAAATTCATAAGTGCTATACCCGAAAAGAGATGGCCGAACTTTGTGGTAAAAGTAAATCCGCTATGCGAAAATTAGAAGATTCTGGCGTCTTACCAAAAGCGAATATAAAAATACCTTCTGGCTCTCACTTAGGTGGTAACATAAGGTTGTATACCCCAGAATTAGTAGAGAAAATTATCCATATATTCAATACAGAAGTCTTAGAGAAATACAACAAGCGACCTAAAGAAACCGCAGTTAGATTGAAAAAAGCTTTTGAAGAAGAATATAAAAATCTATAAGTATGCCAAAAATCAAAAAAACACCCCCCAAAAAAGAAGCTCCCTTACACGCTAACACGGCAAAACTAGAGCCAATGAAACTTGCCGATGGTAAGTCTGATTATGTGTACTACGAGAAGTCAGTAACCAGAAAAATTGGTGAAGACTATTTTAAAGTTTGCACCGGTATTCTAGCTAAAGCAGTAAACCCCCTCAATGAAGAAGAGCTAGAAATTCAAGAAGATAATATTCAAACTACGATAGAGAGGTTGAGCGGTATTATTGACGATGAAATCGAATACCAAATAAATAACGCCTAGCGCCATGCCAAAACTAAGCACGATAAAAGACTCCCAGAAAAAGTATGTCTATGTTGGTTTGACCGCTCAAAATATTATGAGGAAAAAAATGTCGTCTTTAAGTTTCAAAGACCAACTTTTCCTAGCCCTTACTTCGATATGTTTTGAGATTGGCGATGGTAATCTTTATAGCGATGTTTTACTATCCGAAATAGAGGGATTACCGAAAATTGATATACTTGCTCAGCAACTAGTTGAGAGTGGCCGTATAACTAACCACCGAAATTTTTACGTATTAGGTAGTATTGACGATAATTACAATGTGTCCTTTAATACCGAAAAAGAAAATACTACCCCGACTGTTTCGAGTGTAACTGACCCTTTAAACGTTGAAGACATTAAGTCTCTGTGCGAGAAGTATTCTAGTTTCCATAAATCCGCACCAAAAAACAGGGCTAGTGAGTTTTCACTTAGATACGAGAGAAGAAACCAAATCATAGAAGAGTGTGTTGGCGGTGGTTCTAAGTTGACACAAAACAAACTGGCCGAGATATTTAATATTAGTTATTTCCTAACTTATTGGGAAGACTTTAGAGAATTTCAGAAGAAAGACTTATTTACTTTTGGTTCTACCCTTAAAGGTTTTTCCGATGCCGCAAAAGCTGGAATAGTTATAGAGATGGTCATGAACATTGACAACTACGCCAAGCGAAAATTTCCTACACCTTCCGCCCTATCTTTTTTGAAAGACGACATATACCAGTCAATTAGGGGATTCAAGAAGCCAACAATAACTGAAAGTAGAAAATATGACAAAGAATCAGAGTTCTAACAAATCGCTTTTAAAACTAGCTAAGCTACCAACTAAGTGGCACGATGTTTCTTTAGACGACTTTACTGACCCCCAAAAATCTCGATTGAAACATTTTGGGGATAATGTTGAAGATTATAGAAAGGATGGAATTGGGCTCTACATTTATGGCCCACCAGGTTCTGGCAAGTCTCGCTTTTTATATACCGCAGCCCTTTCTGTAATGTCTAGCACTAGAATGGGAGTTAGAGTTAGATACTTTAATTCCTTAGTTAGTATGCTCACAAGCAGTTGGGTTGGCGGTTCTGATTCTAACTTTTTTAAAGCGATAACCTATCCCGATTTTCTCTTTGTGGAAGACCTAGGGGCCGAAATAAAAAGAAACGAGACCAGCAACTTAGCCAAGACTGTTATAGAGCAAATCCTGACTTACAGAAGCGACTTAAAAAAGCCAACGATTATATCATCAAGAGAAACGCCCGACAACCTTTCTAATATTTATGGTGAAGGTGTTTCTTCTAAACTTAAAGAGACTTCGTTGGGTGTGTTAATGCCGGACTACGATTACAGAGAAAAAATAAGACAGGAAAACAAAAAAAAGTATAGTATATGACCGATGGCATAAAGCTCATTGTTAGCTCTATCAGAAAAAAAGACATATCCCACATAACCAAGATACAGGAAGACTGGTGGGACGACTTAGAGTTTGACATTTACAGAGTAGTCAAAAATTATTATGCTGACTACAAAAAATTACCGCCCCTAAGAGTTCTTTCTTCGGAGTTTCCCACTGTAAAGTTTGACTTTGATGAAGCAGCAGCAGAACCAAAATTCTACGCGACAAAGATATTTGAGCGCCATATATATGTATCTATTGCCGAAGTGCTACCCAAGATTTCAAAGACCGTTAGAGACGACCCAAGAAAAGCCCTCAGCGACATAAACAAATTAATACAGCGCGACACGCTTAGAGAAACGAACAGCAAATCAACAACCCAACACGAGTCCGCATTAGACAGATTCGATAAATATGAAGAAAGAAAGCACTCTGGTGGAATACTATACCGCTCAACGGGCAGCAAACTTATGGACGAACTTACTTATGGCTACCAAGTATCAGACGTTTGGACTTTTGCTGCTCGTTCCGGTATAGGTAAAACCTTCCTTCTAATATACCTCGCTTTGTTGGCCGAAGATGCTTTGCCCGATACAGACAATGAGATTTTGTTTGTTACGAACGAGATGCCTATTGAGGAGATAAATGAACGCTCAGATGCAATACGTTTCGGTGTTCCCTATGGAGACTTGCTTGGGGGTAATTTGACACCTTTCATGGAAAAAAAGTATCATGAAGGTTTAAAGAACATGAGCGAAAAAAACTCAAGAATACGTATGGTTCAGAACGTAAGAAGCACGGAAGAACTAGACTCATTAGTGGCGATGTATAACCCCCCAATAGTTTACGTGGATGGTTCTTACTTAATGAATAGGCATTTAAAGCTGGCTACGTGGGAAAGAGTAGAATCTGTCACGTCAGACTTTAAAGCGATTGGTTTGAGTTCTGGAAAGCCAATTGTCAACACGACCCAACTTAAACGCTCTTCTGGTAAAGAGTCTTCTGAATTCAGTCTCGATGCACAAGAAGAGTTTGCTTTTGGCGGCTCTTTTATAAATGACTCCGACTTGGCCGTTAGCGCTTATCAAAACGCACAAATGAAGTATCGAGATGAAGTTGGTCTTCAGTTTGCTAAGGGCCGAAGAATGGACATAACCAGAAAGTTCTTTTGGAGATTTTGCCTTAGCGACATGTTGTTCGATTTATATGAGCAAGACTTCGATATAGAGGAAGATACTGTAACCCTTTAATTTAGTGAACTACCCACCAACGCCAGAGTCGATGGATGAGCTTAAACAGCGTGAAAATGAAGATAACTAATGCCGCATAACCCCCGGATAAAAAACACTCGCTTAGACCCAAATATAATATGCATTTTAGACCCAAAAACAAAAATTAAAATGATTAGTATAATAAAAACAAAAGAACCTCTGTTCGTAACGGTAATTGTGAACACTAAATCTTCTAATTTAGCAGAACACAAAGAACCCTACTCCCACTCGACTAGGTATACAGTAAAGCCTGTATGCGCTTTTAGTGTGTGTGGATTAAATCTATACTTAACCCCCAATTTATTTGCTAAGGGGCATACAGCGTCCCAGAAATACACCCTTACAGAGCCGATAACTGGTGCGTGTGTTATGCGAACAGATAGTACATCCCCCGCAACTGTTAGAGCAGACTTTAGGCGGTTTTTAAAACGACACAACATCACTGATGCCATATTCAAAGAAACGCTCAGCGAAAAAATAAGAGAAGCTAGAACCGAAATCAATATGTTAGGTAACGATAAATTTAAAACACTATGGGCACAGAAAATGATATAACACCTAGAAACCCCGAAAAAGAGTTTATAGACGATTTTCAGAGGTATGCAGAAGAAGCAGCCAAAAAATCAAGTCCCGAAAGAGACGTACAAGAAGTCAAGCCACCACTAATCAAAAGGCTTAACAAAAACATTATTTACTTACTTTTTCTGGTGCTCATAAGTGCCTGTCTTCCTTTACCGATAATTGTATATGGCGCCCAAAATATAACTAACTATTTTATGGTATTGGTGTCTGTCTCAATAGTTCCAACCTTATTCTTTGTGGCGCGACTATTTAACGCCTTAAATAATATTCAAAAGGTTTTAATGGAGCAAGCCATAATGAATAAGAAGACAAAGAACGCAGAAGAGAGATTGCTCAAAGCTGTAACAGACAACCTCGCCAATTCCGAGAAGTCGATGAAAGCATTACTTACTTTCTTAAAGGACAAATACAACAACTAAACTGCCATGGCTAAAAAAGACATAGAGACTATTTTTAAAGACTACAACCCTAAACCTAGAATATCTTTCCCAGGCCAATACAGAATGCGTTGTTTCTTTGAAGAGAACCACACAGATGGTACAGGCAGAAATTCTATGTTTATAAGTGAGGATGAAAACTGGTATCATTGTTTTTCTTGCCAAAGTAGTGGTACGCTTGTGCACGCCCTAACCAGCAGACTTGGTTTGAGTGCTTTTGATGCGATAGATTCAGTAAACATCTCAGTTAACGAGGGAGACTTTGAGGATTACAACAAAGTAAACGCTGCACATGGAGATTCTCTCACTAGCTTTGATGGTATAATTCCGACTAAGCCCCCACAGTATTACGTGGACAGGGGATTTAGCCCAGAACAACTAAAAGAGTTTAAAGTGGGTGAAATGCTTAAAAAATCGCCTTTAGAGATTAAAAAGTCTCTTCCACCCAAGCCCACTATTCACATCCCATTCATACAAGGTGGTAACGTTTGTGGCGTTCAGTTCATACGCATTAAAAAAGATGGCCTTAAAGAGATTTGGTCTACTGATTTTGACAAGACTGGGTTTTTATATGGGGAAGACTTAGTAGACCCAAAAACCGAAGAGATTACTATCGTTGAGGGGTTTACTGACGTTTGGTCTACTCACTATAAAGGTTACGCAGTTGTTGGTCTATTGGGAACAGAATTCACAAAACACCATAAGAATAGACTGGCTAAAAAGTTTCCAAATCTAAAAAAAGTTTATATTGCGACTGATAATGATGACCCAGGTTTTATAGCAAAAGAGATTATTCACTTCTATTTAAAATTTGATTATGAAGTCAATTTCATAGTATATCCGGGGGAAGACCCAGACGATTGTGACCTCGACTCTTGGGAAGAATCATACTACTCCGCACTAGACTATCTATCGTATAGCATGGGTATGTATGAAAACATTGATAACTACGAAGAGATAAAAGAAAAATCCAAAAGAAAATTAATCAGCAGAGGTTTTAAAAAGGTTCATCTTTAACCAAAAATTTTTAGTATATTATAGTAACCATAAATTGTAACAAAAATGCCAACAAGAAGAAGACCAGAAGAAAGCAGTAGCCCAAGAAGAGCTACAAGCACCCGTGGTTCACGTCCTCGATTCCAAGAAGAGGGGCAAGAAGAAACCAACGAAAGACAAATACCCAACAGAGCGAGCAGAAGACCTGAGCCTACCTCAAGTAGAGGTTCAAGACGTGGGGCCGCTAGTTCTTCAGACAGCCCTATAAGTACTAAAGCCAATAAAACTTCCCCACCAAAACAAGAGCCAAGCTTAGAAGAGCAGGAAGAAGGTTTAGAAAGTGTTTCTGGTTCTGGTTGGGCGTATCTAAACAAGAAGCATGAACAGATTGAAAAAGAAAAAGAAAGACGCGCTCAGACCCCCAGAGATTTTTACATGACTGACGGTGAGTATGCCGAAGTTCAAATGTTAGACAAAGAGCCCTTTATCTTTGAAGCTCATAGCATTATGACTGGCGGTTCTTTTCAGAAAGAGCCTTGCCAAAAATCTTTTCAAAGAAATTGCCTTATGTGTAACGAGGGCATAAAATCTACAACCGCTGTGGCATTTAAGCTTATTGATTACAGAGGTAATTATGACAAAGCTAAAGAAGACCATAAGTGGGATGAGCCCATCGAAAAAATATGGGTTACTGGTATGACCCTAGCTAAGCAAATACATACTTTTATCAAGAAAAAAGGGGTTGCCCTAGATGAAATTGTTTTAGGTATTACTCGTTCTGGTTCAGGAAAAGAGACGTCTTACAACATAGAAATGGCCATGGACAAAAACAACGTGGTTTATGAGCCAATAGAGTTTGAACCTAAAAAAGATGCCACCGCTGACGTTTACGCAGCCAAAAGCAATGAAGAACTCGCAGATATGGGTTTCAGTGAAGCAAAATACTAATTCTAAAAAAGCCCTCAAAGAATTACTAAACTTTGGGGGCTTTCAATTTAGCCAACATGAGGAAACCAAATATAAGAAACATAGACGAGCTATCTGAGCTAAAAGATTACGTAGACAGTTTAGACCCCAACACCATTACCTATGTAGACACAGAAACCACTTCCTTAGACGTTTACTCCGCAGAAGCTTGGATTATATCTGTTTACCAACCAGGTAATGATGCCGTTTCTATTTTTCCTCAGTCTGTGTTTTTTGAAGGCATCCCTATGATTTCAATCATAAAAGTTCTTAACCCCGTACTTGAAAATTTCCCAATAGCTGGCCAAAATTTTAAATTTGATTGGTGCATACTTATTGGTCAGGGGTTCACAAAGAAGATAAACTTTGTGCACGACTCTATAATTCTGATGCACTTATACGACCCTGACCAACCGCTTAAAATGGAAACTAGAGTTTATGAAGATTTAGGCATCCACAAAGAGAGCTTTGAAGAGATGGTTGGGAACAAGTGGGCAACCATATTAAGAAATTTTAAAAAACTCCAAGATTCTGGCAAGATAACCAAAGAAAACTCAGGGCTATACGCAGCCGAAGACGTTTGGTACACCCACCTACTTTTTGAGCATTATCACCCCTTACTTTTGGCCGACAAAAAACTTTACAACATATACGAGAATGTAGAAATACCCCTTATTGAGTGTTTAGTAGAAGCGCAAGTCACAGGTATACGAATAGACAAGCAAGAATTAGTCAACTCCGCTAATTTGATTCAAGAAGAATTAACCGAGCTAGAGCAGAAAATATACGATGAAGCTGGTTGTGAATTCAACATAAATTCTCCCGCACAAAAGGGAAAAGTTTTGTTTGAAGTTATGGGCTTACCTAATAAGGGAAGAACAAAAAGCGGTCAATACGCTACCGATGAAAAAGTAATTAAGAGTTTAGGGTCTCAAGGCCATAAAATAGCAGAGCATCTACTCACTTACTCAGAGTATTCAAAAGCGCTATCTACTTACGCATTAGGCATACAAAAACTTATTGATTCTGATGGCAGACTTCGTGGAAACCTAAACTCTACGGGTACATCCACTTTACGATTCAGTTCATCCAATCCTAACTTACAGAATCTATCTTCTGACGATAAGTTTAGAATAAGACACGCCTTCGTGCCTACTAAGGGGGGCCGACTTATAATGTGTGACTTCGATGCTCAAGAATATGCAATAGCTGCTCACGCTTCCAGAGACGAAAACATGTTGGCCGTTTTTGAGAGGAGAGAAGACATACACCAATGGGTAGCTGATATGTGTGACATCACCAGAAAAGATGCTAAAGCCGTTGGTTTTGGTATATTCTATGGGCTGTCAATATCAAATCTAGCATCCTTACTAAGAGTTAGTGTTGCGGTTGCTGAGAGCTATATTAAAAAATATTATAATGCCTTTCCTAAGTTATTGCCATGGAAAAATGCGGTTGAAGCTTTTGCTATAAGAAACAAGTACATCAGAACCCCGATGGGAGCCATTAGAAGATTTCCTGACATAGACAATAAGAAGTTTAGAAACGCTTGTTTAAGAAGAGCCGTGAACACTAGTATACAGGGTTCCGCAGCTATTCAAGTTAAAATGGCCATGGTCAAGATATTTAGAGAGATAAAAAAGAGAAACCTATCCGCTACTGTCGTTTTATCTGTGCATGACGAACTGGGTGTTGACGTAACCAACCTAGACCACGTAGAAGAAGTTTGTAAGGTTGTTCAATTCAATATGGAAAACGCCATAGAAATGAGAAGTAAATTTTCTGCCAAACCCAACGTTGTTAATAGTTATGGTGAAGGTAAAGACGACTCCAACAACCAAAGACATTTGTTTAAGAATAGAGTTAACCCGTTTAAAATAAATTACATACTACATGCCAACAAAAAAGACTTCCGACAAAAAATCAACCTCTAAAAAATCAGTTGCAATTTCTTCAGACAGCCCTAGTAAAACTAAGAAAAAAAATGACCTAAAGAAACTCATTACGGATATAAACAAGCATTGCGGTGCAGATGTAGTGAGTATAGCTTCGGAGACAGCTAACGTTTTTAAGGTTCCTTACGGATTACCGGCACTAGACTACATAACTAATTTTATACCGGTAGGAAGGATAATTGAGCATTTCGGTGCTTTTTCATCAACCAAGTCTTTATCGGCATATAAGGCAATATCTCAGTTTCAAAAAATAGATTGGTTGCCAGGAAGGTGGTCATTGCAGGAAAATCCAAAAAACACAAAAACCTGTGCTTTAGTTGATGTTGAGGGAACTTACACGAAAAGTTGGGGGGAAAAACACGGAATAGACAATGACAATTTAATCCACATAATGCCGCAAAGCTTAGAGCAAGCGGTAGACATTACTGAGCTACTTTTAGGAGACCCTAGCAACTCCTTAGTCGTTTTTGACTCTATGAGCGCTATAGGAGACAAGACAGAGGTAGAGAACAGCATGGAAAAAGACCAAATGAGTTCTACTGCTAGGTTTTGGAACAAATCCGTTAGAAAGCTTCAAAACGCCATAAATAAAAACCCAGAAAAGTGCGGCACACTTATGATGATAAACAGTGCTTATGAAAAGGTTGGATTTTCTATGGGCAACCCTGAGCAAATAAAAAATGGAAATCAATTAAAGCTCGCCAAAACCATATCAATTAGGTTTAACGCCCTCAAATTTGAGTCTGCCGAAAACAAAGAAACCCCTCTTAACTACTCAGGTTATTCTGTAAGTCTTACATGCTTAAAAAATAAACTTGGTGTGAGAGGTCTAAAGTCTTCATATTTTTATAACCTACAACCCACAGGAACTCAAAAAGCTAACACTATTGATATACCTTCACAGATGATTGAAGTTGCTTCTACTTTAGGTTTTATAAAAAGAGCTGGTGGTTGGTTTTCATACCAAGACCTAAAGATACAAGGGTTTGATGCTTTCGTTGACAAAATACTTAGCAGCGAGTACTACGAAATATTAGAGGACGAAATTTACGCAGAAATTCCTAAAATACATTCCTTATAATAGTGGTATGAGCAAGCCAAAATGGTTCAAAGAAAAGACAACTAGAGAGAGGTCTGACAAGCAAGAAACTTCTTTAGCTAACAAGTTCAAAGCAAACAAGACGATTAACTCTGGCGCCACGTTCGGAGAAAACGATGTCGTTAGTGCTGATGTAAGTATAGAAGCTAAAATAACCTATGGAAAGGGTTACAGACTAACCGTAGAAGAGTGGAGAAAACTAGAATCAAGAACAAAGGTAACTCAAATGCCGTCTTTCGTTATAGAGTTTGAAAATGACGATTTAGAATTAGCGGTAATAAAACTAAGTGACCTAGAAGCTATCGTCAATAAATTCAAAACAGAGAAATGAGAGTACCAACCAAAGGCATTTTAAAAGTAAAGTACATTGTAAAGCCGACAGAAAAAGAATACAAACTTGTTGAGGTGTTTATGCCTAATAACAGTAGTAGACTGCATAAAAAAACAAGAAGCAAGTGCCGCAGCAAAGACAGGATAGAAACTCTTTGTCACAAAATGAACAACAGAGTTCCGCTAGAATTAAGGTTTTAAGAAATTTTTTTTAAACACTTTTTCTTCCCTATATTAGTAGTGTAACAAAATAACTAACAAATTAAAGTTTCTGACAAATGCCGACAATAAATAAGGTAGTACCCGTGGCTGCAAAGAGGGCCAAAAAAATACTCTTAAATAAAACACCTATATTGGTTGTTCTTCAAGATAGGCAAGATGCCCGTTGGCTACCAAAGTGGGAAGTTCGCCCCTTTCAATATGCAAACGTTAGTATCAAAAAAATAGGTGATAAAGTAGATTATATTTTTGAATACCCCATTGTGGCTCAGGTTAATAGCTACCCCACAAATTGCGATATATCTCTTACAGAAATTATAAAGCCTAAGTGTATAGACGGGCCAAAAACAATTCTAACCTTAATAGATAGAAAGGATTTAGAGGAAAACATATCTAAGGGTAGTATTAGAATAGACAGTGACCATTCTTACTTAGTTACAGAGGATAACAATTTTACTCCCCTTCTTGACACACCCAAAATTGACGAGATGTCCTCTAGGTATCTTCCCATATTTAAGAATATGGTTATTTGGAACCAAGCAATCGAATTAGATTTGCAAACTCAGGGAAAAACATCAATGGATGATATGCCCGAAACTTACGTGTTTAAGGATGTCATAAATACAATCGCTTCTTCTTCCCCCCCAGGTTCAGTTCTGCACCGCATAGAGACCGACAAAAAGCTAAGCACACCAAATCTTGAGGACGACAACATCCTTGTAGAGAAGGATATTTGGAGCGACTTAGTTTTCAATGCTCTTCAAAATATACCCACATTAATTACTGGCCCTTCCGGTGTTGGAAAAACAACAGTTATTGAGCACCTAGCTAGAAAGATAGGCATGAACTACGAATACGTAGATATGAGCACCATGACAGACCCCGTATCAGGTTTGCTTGGCCAACTAACCCTTCTTGACGGAGCATCTAATTTTTCTTTGGCCCCGTTCGCATCTTTCTGTAAAAAGGAAAACACAGTAGTTCTTTGTGACGAAATCAATAGGATTGACCCGAACGCAAGCAACATATTATTCCCGATACTTGACGATAGGAGAACTGTAACAATACCTATTGCTTATAAAGCGACCGACAAAAAGTTCAAAGTTGGTAAAGGCACTGTGTTCTTTGGTACTGCTAACATTGGTGGTAAGTACTCAGGTACTAGCAATATTGATGAGGCCCTTAGAGAACGCATGTACATAATAGAGTTTGATTACCCCAAAAAGGAAGTAGAGTTGGCTATTGTTAAGCATGTTTCTAAGGGTTCTCTGTCAGACCCTATATGTAACACGATTGTTAACATAATCCAAGAAATAAGGAGCCTTTGCCTAGAAAAAGAGTACGACTATGTGCCATCAATACGAGCCACAAAGGTTATAACAACTAGAGTTGTTGGTGGTTTTAGTGTAGAAAAGGCATGCAAGTCTTACCTAATGCCGAGAGTTCCTAAAGAACTTTCCGAGGAGTTTGAAATCGAAATAGAAACCCTATCTCAAAAATCTTAATTATGTTAACAGAACTTGAGGATATAAAATCAGATATAGATAGCTTTTACGAAGAGCATATTGGTTTAGTAGATTTTTCGGTAATCCCCGAACACGACCTACCTAGTCACGTACCGATACCTTACTTTAAAAGCGAAAAGTTAAATACTCGGTTGGCCATTAGCAAAACCAAAAGAGACTGCATAAGAATGTGCACAGGACTTATTGATAAAAAAGTTAAGAAGAAATACTTTGTCTTCCACGACAGGGATAGCTTAACAGATGGAGAGAAAGTACAAGTAGCCTTAGCCCCTTTTAGGTCGTCAGAAACTTCGGGCTTTGGCTACTCTTACTCCGCAGTCCTTGGTTTAGGTGTTCACGAAAGTGCTCACATACTTTACAGCGAAATGCACAATTTAGGCCCACACCTAAAGTCTGTTGCTGACAGATTTGGTAACAGCAAAACAGGCATATACAAAACTGTTTTAAATATAATTGAGGACGTTAGAATTGAGCAGAAAATAAAAGAGCACAAACCTAGACACTTTAGGCACTTAATGTTCTGCTCTCATTACTACGCAAATATAGACAGGGAATCCGCACCCAAGTATAACAGCAAGCTAGATGAATTAATCACTATTCTTTACGATGTTTTAAGGCCGCATAAAAACCAAGATTTGGCTAACATGGCTTACAATATGTCTTTTTTAGAGTTTGTAAAGGACACTATGTCTTCCCCAATAGACACTGTAAAAGATGCTCAGGATTTAGCTATGACTATATTCCTAAAATTAGAAAACCACATCCCCGAGGATTTAAGCCCCGAAGACCTTATTAGATTAGTTGAAGGTGTGAAAGAGATGGTTTCTAAATATCAACCTATGGAAATGGACGATGAAGACCCAGAAATAGGTGGCACACCTAAAGGAGAAGCCCCAGAAACATCAGACAGTGGTGGTGGGGAAGACCCCGACAAAGAAGAAGAAAGCGAAAAGGGTGAAGACTACAAAAAACATCCGCATGACTCAGAGAACAGTGAAGGTGATTACGAATTGTTGTACAACGAACCACAAGATAATTACGTAGAGTATCATAACACCAGGAATTCTATATCTTCAGTAGTAAATAGACTAAAATACGTATTCAACAAATTCAGAAAAGTCAGGGCTTACGACCTAAGTTCTCAAAACTCAGGTAAGCTAGATTTAAGCAATCCAGTAAAAGTAATATCAGGCTCGCCCAATGTGTACAAAAAAAGACACAACCAGGAGTCTAAGAAACTAAGCGTTGTTCTGCTTATTGATGAGAGTGGCTCTATGCACGGAAGTAGAATAAAAAATGCGAAAGCAGCCGCGATAGCACTAAACGAGGCATTTAAAGATATTCCTGCAATAGACCATTACATATACGGGCACACATCGGATTTAACAGCTCCTACTGAACCGTCAAAGTACCCACTTAATATAAGTGTTTATTGCGAAGGAAATCAAACAAAAAACCCTTACTCGCTTGGAAACGTTAGAGCCAAATATAACAACAGGGATGGCGATGCAATAAAAGAAGTCCACAAAATAGCTAAGAGAAAAATAGGTGATAACTTTCTATACATAATAATATCAGATGGAGACCCACAATCTTCGGGATATAGTGGCGAAGAAGCAGTAGCGCACACTAGAAAATGTGTTAAGGAGATTGAAAATAGTGGAACAGAAATCATCCAAATAGCGATTGACAATTCGGTGTCTTCTGAGAAGATGTTTAGCAACTATATAAAATTTACCGACTTAGAAGAATTGCCGAACATGCTAGGTAAGTATGTAGCAAAGAAAATGAACAGACTAATATCATAACCATGAAAAAGTATATAGAGGAAGTTTTAGTAGAAATGCACAAAACCGCCACAGTAGATAAGTATGGACTGATACATAGGTCTAAATTTTCCCCCTCTCTTTTCAAAGACAAGAAAGAAGAAGTAGAGTCTTTTTGCGAAGAAAACAGGAACATATTATTGTTCTCAACCTACTCAGGTTCTTTTGGTACTTACAGAGCCTTCACCATACTAGACGAGGGTATTAAAATAGCTTGTAGTATAGCCCTTACAAGCCATAATAAAAACTTTGATAGGGTAATGACGTCATGGTATTAATCATTGAAGTAGTAATTAGAAAAAGAGCATCTTACGAACTTACATAAATGTAAAGGGCAAAAATGAAAAAATTTTTTAAAGAAGCATACAAGACACTGATGTATGTCTTTACAATTGCGGTACTTTTAGCGACCGCAATAATTTACGTTGTACAAAAAAGCATAAAAAATGCCTAGAAAAAAATCAATAAGAAAGCCGGGCCTATTAAACAGAATAGCCGCAGCAAAAAACAAGGAGACTAGAAAAATATCTGCCGTAAACGAGATAAACAAATCCATTAACATGGGCTACGGTAAGATAGACTTTCCAGACTTGATAGGTAAAGCCGAATTAGTCCTTGACGATTTAGTTTCTTCTATGAATGGTGAAGAAGATAGGACTAATCTTTTAATGAGCATGGCTGACCTATTTTTCTCTTTTGTGCTTTCTTACGATGGTTCGGGTAAAACCCACTTGCACCCTTCTTCTTTCATGGAAGACTGCACAAGGAAGTTATACTACGACCTTACTAACACAGAATTTTCTGACAACCCCCAAGAAGAGGAAATATCTCCAAACTTGCAAAGGATATTTGATGTTGGCCACATCATGCACCTCTATATACAATTCCACCTTAGTAGAGCAGGAGTATTAGAAAGCGCAGAAACAAACATAAGAAGCGACAAGTATAGAATATTAGGAAAAACCGATGGAGTAGTAGTTTTTTACGAAACTGAAAAACTAATACTTGAGATAAAGACTGCAAATTCCATGTCTTACAGGAAAGCAAAAAAAGAGCCTTTTTTGAAGCACAAAAAACAAGCATCTGTTTATGCCAAGTACGGAGACTATGACCGAGTTCTTTTTGTTTACCTCAACAAAGACACTCAGGAAATGTGTGAACATATCTACTATTTAGAAACCGACATTGAGGAGCAAATCGAAGATAAAACATCTGACTTGCAAGTTCACATAGACGAACTAAATGCTGAGCCAAAGAGGTCTTGTAGTAATCACTTAACCCAAAACGCACTCGCCTGCCCTTACAGGAGTGTTTGTTTTAAATTAAATGAGTATGCCGAAAATTAAACCGACAACAGGAGAAAACGAAGAAAGAGAGAGAGTATCCCTAGTAGAGAATAAATACCTAAAATTAGGTTTTACTTTTTTAAACCGCCCCGAAATAGATATGCCTAGAATGCCGGAAGAAATGACAAATCTTTCAGCGAACGAACTAGGAAATTACATGAGCACTTACTCCGCTTGGAGAGAGTACACAGAGGACTTGTTAATGTCAGCTAACTTAGAAGTTATAGCCTTTGAAGAAGAATACCGATTACAACTAAAAAAAGATTGGATAACTACGGCCAAGAGAAGTGGGCAGACAGTAAAGGACAAAGAAAAAGAGATTGACGTATCAGAAGATATAGTATATTTGCGAGATAAATTCGTTGATGCGGAAATGTATAGAGATATGCTCGCATCAAAATTTGAATCAATAAATAACGCGATTACGGTACTATCTCGTGAGATAACTAGAAGATTGGGAAATAGGCCGTAGAAAATTATCCATCTATGCCAAAGATTAAAAGAACCGTAACACAAAACAAGCCACCAAAGATTAAAAGAATACCCAAAAAAGCTATTTTAAGCCCTCCTAAGCCCGCCAAAAAGACAACACATAAAAGTACGTGGAAAGCATTTGAACGCACCGTAGCAGCCGATTTTGGCACAAAGAGAACACCCCTTAGTGGTTCTAATGGCGGAGTAACCAGTGCTGACACCCTTCACAAAAAACTGTTCATTGAAGCCAAACTCAGAAATAAGTTCTCAGTTCACGGTTTATACCAAAAAACTAAAGAGTTAGCAAAAAAAGAAAATAAGACACCCGTGGTAGCCATAAAACAAAAGGGATGCCGTGGGTATCTTTTAGTTATAAGCCCGGAAGATTTAGAAACAATACTAAACGAATACGAAAATGGAAGGGATTAGAAAAGATTATAACGTTGCTTCAAAAACCAACCCTAAAAAGTTGGCCGCAAGCATTTGCATAGTTTATAGAAACTCCAAGGAGCCGATAAACATTATACTAAACTTCGTTGGTGCTGGAGCCCTAAATAACGCGGTAAAATCCGTAATCATAGCTAACCAAACACTATCGTCTTTAGGCAAAAAAATAAAATGCGTTCCCAACTTTAATACCATTGACGATGAATTAAATTTTACAGGAATGCAACTTTCTTTGGAGTTGACAAAAATTTAGTATTTTTGAAGGAATTTTAAAACTACTAAGTTATGAGTCGCCCAACAAGAGCAGCACCAAGAGGAGCCGTAAGAGCTAACCCACGTACCGCTGGCAGAAATGCCGCTACAGGTGCTAGAGCTAACGCTCCAGGACAAGCTCGCGCAGCTAGTCAGAGTCGTGCAGGTGGAAAATAAAAAAGCCATCTCAAACTAATTAAAAGGCCATTAAGCGTAAGAAACGTGGCCTTTATTTTATCCCCTTAATATGATTGACCAAAAAGCAGTAGTAGTTTTTAGCGGTGGACAAGACTCCACAACATGCCTTTTCTGGGCAATTTCTAATTTTAAGGAAGTAGAAGCTATCACTTTCGATTATGGACAAAACCACATACATGAGGTTTCTGCTGCCATAAAAATAATTAAAAGACTATCTATACCACTCCATGGTGTAGAATTAGGTTTCGTAAAAAACCTAACCAACAGCGCACTAGTTCATAGTGGCGATGTCAATAAAACAAATAAAAAAGGACTTCCTTCCTCTTTTGTCCCTAACAGAAACCAACTATTTTTAACCGTAGCCCACAGTTTAGCCCAAAAAATAGGGGCCGAACACATAGTTACTGGGGTCTGCCAAACAGACTACTCAGGTTACCCTGATTGCCGAGAAGAGTTCATAAATTCGCTAGAGAAAACGACAAATTTAGGTAGCGAAGAAGCAATAAAAATACACACCCCGTTAATGCACTTAAATAAGGCTGAGACTTTCAAGTTGGCTGACGATTTAGGTTGCTTAGATGTTATAATAAATGATACAGTAACTTGCTACTATGGTTCAGACAAAAGAAACGATTTTGGGAAAGGATGTGGTAATTGCCCGTCTTGCAAACTCAGACAAAAAGGCTTTCGAGCGTATAAAAGACAATTCAAAAATTGAAAGCTATTGTGAGGCTTACTTAGACGCTAAACTAGCTTGCTGTACTGATACAGGCAACATTTTTGACAATAAACAAGAACTTCTCTTACACCTAGTAGAGAGAACTAAACTTATTACGGGCCTAAGCGATGTTTTTGTTGAGGAGAAACTGAAAACAGAATTCCCTAAGTCTAAATACATAATCACTATTGAGGACTTGTTTAATGTTTGTCCTGTAACGGGGTTCAATGATAACTGCAAACTCACTGTGCACATAAACCATTGCGAAATCATGATAGAGTTCGGTCAACTGTTAACCGCCTTAGACCAATTTAGATTTATTTCTATTCTACATGAGGACTTTGCAGATTTTTTAAAATACTTTTTTTGTGTTATATTCAAGACGAACGCCATATACGTTCACCTTGAATCTGCTCCGGTTAAAAGCAGAATAACCCACAAAGTAGTAAACTAACATGATAACAAAACCCCACAAATTGTTGATGGGCAAGTCCCAAAAGGAAACAAACCAAGCCCTCATATCAGAAATCTTAAAATTTGAAAACGAAGAAGAGAGCCTAGCTTTTGAAAGCGAGTATAAAGGAGTAACCCAGCTTAACATTGGGGGCAGAATAAGCCTTTATGACAGTATGATGAATTTAGGTTACAGTATTGAATCGTACCATATAGATTACCTAAAAAAATTCTTAGTCGCGGACTTATTTAAAAAACTAGAAAGTTTTGTAGCCAATACAATGGCCGCCAATTTTGCTGTTTTCTCTAACGGTTCTAGCCCTAAATTGAAAAACTTTTACTACATAAACTACCCCGTTTTTCACTTTCTAAAAAACCACATAGAAAAGGGTGGTGCTCATAGAGATTTGGCCATATACGACAAATCAGAGGTAGTAGACAACCTAGAAACCCCCAAGCTATTCACGTTAGTTTGCAATGTTTTTGGCGGAGTGACCTTCTATTTGAACATCCAAAAACACTTGGGCACAACGGAAACAAAAACCGTCCGTCTTGAAGCAGGAGAAGCTATCATTTTCAACTCCGCACTAAAGCATGACATTTCACCTTTTGAGAACAAAGAAGGTCATAGTTATACAGAAGCAAGAGCAAGCCTTGTTGCTCAATTCTCTATTGAAGAAGGAGACACAGTTCTGTTTAGAATATGAGTGAATTTAGGGCTTCTAAAATATCTCAACGAAAAGAGTTTGATTGTATAAACGAATTTGACAAAAATAAATCGGTTCTATTTTACACAATCAATAATAGAAACAGATATAAACAAGTCAGATATGTAGGAGCTCTAAGTTACTTGATGTCCTACGAATATATTAGGAAGTCCTTAGATTGGGCAGAAAAAGAAATGTTACCCGAAATAGTAGAATCTAAGGGCGTTTTTATGACTGACTCAGGGGCCTTCTCATTGCTCGCTAATATAGACAGGAGCAAATCAACAGACCCTAAGTTTTGGGAGCCGTACATTGAGGAGTACATTCAATTTCTTTACGACAACTGCCACAACATATATTGTGCGGCTAACATGGACTTAGACAGAATAGTTGGTAGAGAAGCCGTAGACGAATGGAATGAAAGGTATTTTAAGCCTTTAGAAAAATACATGCAAATTGTTTACGTTGTACACCCCAATGAGAAGGAAGATGTTATGGCCTTTAAAAGACTAAAAGAGTACTGCAACCTACACGACTACGTAGGTATTGCGTCTGGCATTAACATGAATAAGTCATACCCCAAAATAGCCCAAATATCCAGGTCGTTTAATACTAGACTTCATGGCTTCGGCTACACAGTATATAACGAATTGATGAACAGGCCAATGTTTAGCATAGACTCCTCTACATGGACTATGGGCAGTAGGTTTGGAGAGACCCACATTGACGATGGCGCCAATTATAGACCATTCAACAGGAACTACCACCACTACAGAAAAAAATTTAAGCACAAGGCCGCTGACATGGGGTTAGATTATTCTAAAATTTCGGGTAGAAGAAATAAAGATTGGGACGTTAACGTAATGAACTTGCATGGATGGCTTAGGTTTAATCAAAAGTTTACTAAAATTAGTAATAGAAAATTAAGAAACAAGCCCGTGATGGATTATTGGAAACCCAGGGTGTCCGAACACAAGCCCGATTTTTACGTACCTATAAAAGAGAGAAAAAAAATAAAACTTGAATAGCGTAAGGCAAAAAATTCTAATTACTCAATCAACAAAAACAAAAGAAATTATGAGCAACTTAGTAAAAACAACAATTCAAAAATCAGATTTACAAATAGGAATGACTGTTGAGTGGGGTGGTCAATTAACAACTGTAGGTAAAGAAAATATAAAAAACACTTTACACGGGATAGCTTTTAATGGCTGTGCATTCC